GACCACCCGTCCCGTCACCACTCCCACCAAGACCCCGCCGCCCACCGTCTCCGCCTCGCCGCCCAGCTCCGCCGCGACGGCCAGCACCTCGGCACGTCCGATCAGCGCCGAGCAGCAGAACGCCACCCGGGCGGCGCAGGACTACCTGGCCGGTCAGGCATTCTCCCGCAAGGGCCTGATCCGGCAGCTCTCGTCGAGCGCCGGGGAGGGGTACTCCGTCAAGGCGGCCACGGCGGCCGTCGACTCGCTGCACGTCAACTGGAACGAGCAGGCCGCCCAGACCGCCAAGGACTACCTGGCCTCGCAGTCGTTCTCCCGCAACGGTCTGATCCAGCAGCTGGAGTCGGGCGCGGAGGGCTTCACCCACTCGCAGGCCGTCTACGGCGTGAAGGCTGCGGGTCTCTGATGCGCAACGCAGCAGCGACCGTGGTGTCCTGCGCGGCGCTGCTGCTCGCGGCGGCGGCGTTCGGGGTGGCGACGGTCGCGATGAACCGTCCGGAGCCGAAGCCCGCGCCGCAGCAGCCGCTGGGCGTGTGCGTGCTGCTCAACCCCAACTTCGCGGACACCACGGTCACGGCGACGGTGGAGCAGGCCACGAGGGCTAACGGCGTCATCGCCTGCGAGTCCGGGTCGTACGTACCGGTCACGCCGAAGTGACCGGCACCGCCCTGCTCGTGATGATCTTCGGTATTCCGGGCATTGTCGCGGCGGTCGAATGCGTCAGGCGGCACTGGTCGTAACCTGTCTGCATGCAGCTCGCGCAGCTCGCCCGCGACCTCGGGTACGCCATCCGCTCCTCCTTCGCCGTCACCCCGAAAGGCGCGGCGGGAGAGGAGCGGCTGGACGCCTACTGGACTTCCGGCGAGGGGGCCGCGAAGATCCGCTGGGCGGAGCCGTGCGCGTTCTGCCGCTGCCTGGACCACCTGGGCAAGTACGTCAACCCGAAGCAGGTCAAGGGGCACTGCGCGAACCTGGAGAAGCGGGCCACCGGCCACTTCCCGAACCCGCAGCACAGCAAGACCAAGCACTGCCCCTGCTAGCAACATCCCCGGTGTATGCTGGTGGCATACGGGAGGGGACGAGCAGGATGGACACCGCGATCACTGGGCACTGCTGGCGGCCGGTGCCGATCCAGGGCGACCAGACGCCTGGAGCCTGGGCCGAGCGGGCGTGCGCCTACTCCGGTTGCGGTCGTTCGCGTTCCGATCATGAGCGGTCGGTCAACGAGCCGACGTGGGGCAACCGGAGGTTGTCGTGAAGTTCGAGGCGGCCAAGACCCTCGCGCAGGCCCGCTCATTCGGCATGTGCGAGGGCTGCCGTGCGTTTACGGCCCTGGACCCGCACCACCGGATGACACGCGGCTCCGGCGGCGTGCACGGGGTCGCCTCGGACGTCTCCAACGACTCCCGCAACCTGCTGATGCTCTGCCGGTCATGCCATGACCGGACGCTCGACGACGCGGGCGCGTGCATGGCGGTCGGCTGGGTGATCGAGCGGCGGGCCGGGGTCGACCCGCGCGAGGTACCGGCGAAGATCCACACCGTGAACGGGTACGGCTGGTGGTACCTGACCGAGGACGGCGGCTACCAGTGGGCCGACGGCCTGAACCTGGACCCCGGCTATGCCCTCAGCTACAAGATCGAAAACGACGAGGAAGAGAGCAACGCATGACCCAGCCCGAGTACGGCACTGCCGACCACGCAGCGATGATCACCTTCGGGAGGAGCCCCGGCGTCCAGACCGCGCTGGCGTGGCTGACCTTCTCCCACCTGCCCGAGACGCTTCAGGGCCTGTCCCGCCCGCTCTACGAGGCGGCCATCGGCCTGATCCGCCGCATCCCGGGCGACCCGGACGAGCTGATTACCGCGCTGAACACGCTCGTCGAGGCCAAGGACTGGTTCGTGCGCGCAGGCATCCACAACGACCGGGGCAGGCCCGGCTCGATCCCGCGCCCTGCCGTCGTCATCGACCCGCCGCAGCTCGGCCGCCTCCAGAAGGACACCTGGTCGCCGCCCCGGGATCCCCAGACGTCCACGAACCGGCCGACCGAGGTCGGCGACGACGGATGGGCGGGGCGCTAGGAATGAAGAAGTATTCGCTGGTCAAGAACGGGTCGCCAGTCGAGACCTTCTCGATGATGGACGACGAGGAACTGTCGGACGGCTACCACACGTTCGGGGAGCTGTACGACCACCGCCGGGCGCTGACCGCTGCACTGGCGGCGTGCGCGGCGTTGGTGCCCTCGCCGGGCAACCCCACGCACAAGCCCGCCGCCTGGCGTTCCAAGGCGCACCACCCGGACGACTCGCCCATGTTCGAGGGTGGCTACTTCATCGTCGGGATCGAGCTGGACACCGGCACGATCACCTACCACTACAAGCTGACCCACTGGGACGACTTCGCGGCCGTGCCCGAGCTGGAGCACGCGAATAAGTGGGACGGGGCCACGCCCGGCGACACCGTGACCCGGCTGCTGGACCTGGCCCACCTGATCGCACGGATGTCGCCGACCTGGCGCGAGGAGTGGCCGACCACGCCGCCGCAGGCGTTACGGCCCCAGTAGCGAATACGGGGCAACCTTGAGCTGCGCGGAGTCGACGTTCCACAGCAGCTGCGAGCCGTAGAACTGGATCGGGAACGGGCCGACAAGCTGGGTACCGGAGGCTGTCGTCGGGATCGTGTACGAGCGTGGTCCCGTCGCCAGCCCATCCACCCCGGACACCACCTGCACGGACAGGACGTGCGTCGCGGCGCCGTCGGAGTTGAGCACGGCCAGCATGGTCGCCCCGTCGTTCGAGCTGACGTTGCCGTTGGTCACGTCCCCGGCCACTGAGGGCGCCGGGAAGGCCGTCAGCGCGTTGCGGCTCACGCTGGTCACGCTCGTCGGGGTACGCCCGGCCATCGCCCCTCGTTTCAGGTAGTCCCTGCTGCGGGTACCAGTCTGGCATGTTTGCTCTGATCGCAGCGATCATCTGGTTCCTGGCCGCCTTCGGCGTGCATCTCGGCGACGTCGACCTGCTGCTGCTCGGGCTGGCCTTCCTCGGCCTGCACTTCGCCTTCGGCACGGTGCTGCCGCTGGCACCCGCAACGTGGCGCCAGCGGCAGCCCTGATCACCGCTACGGCTTCGTGACGCCGCGCCCCGGCACCAGGTTCGCCGGGACGAGCGGGCGCCCGAGGTCGTCCTTCGGGTTCGCCACGGGCGTCACGTGCTGCCGTGCGTACGCGGTCAGCACCACCTGGAGAACACCGGCCGCGACATCCACCCAATGGGCCGCCGTGCCGGTAAGCACCCCACTGGCCTGCAACACCACCAGCACCGCGAGGACCGTGGTGGCCCACACGACCAGGGTGGCGATCGGCGCCTTCTGAAAGGGGTTCACCCCTGCCACCTCACGCCCATCTGCGCCCAGGTCTTCGCGTCGACCTGCCCGGTGACCTTGATCCCGCGCATGCCCTGGTACCAGCGAACCCCGGCCTCCGTCTTGGGGCCGAACACGCCATCGGCCGCCCCGGCGCGCTTGGCGCCGATGAAGCGCTGCACGAACGTCACGTCCGGGCCGCTCATGTCCGGGTTGGCGGACTTCAGCACGCGGGTGCCGGGGGCGTGGGTGGCGGGCTTGACCGGCGGCTTCGGCGCGGGAGGCTTCGGCGCCGGGCACGGGTTGAAGGCGGGGGCGCTGGCCTGCGCGGCCAGGTCGTAGCCGGTGCAGGTCGCGCCGTTGCCGTGCGAGCCGCCGTGCTTGCCGGAGATGTGCACGTGGTCGGTGTGCGGGTTGGAGCCGGTGTACTTGCGGGCCACCCAGCCGACCGTGACCGACCAGATGACCCGGTTGTGGATCACATACTGGAGGTCGCCGTGGTGGGCCAGGCTCTCGTTCACGATGGCCTGCGCGCGGGCGCCGGTCACCATCGGGTCGATGGCGTGCACCACGCCGGAGGCGTCCTTGTTGTGGTCGGAGCACGTGCCCTGGTGCGCCGCATCGGCGATCCAGCCGACGACGACGCCGTTGCCCCAGCAGGCCCAGATCTTCTGCCGCCGCACGGCCAGGTTGTGCGCCAGCGTCGCGGCGACCTCCATCGGGATGGCGAAGAGGCTCGGGTCGAACGTCTCGGCCACGTCCGGGTAGTCGCCGAACGGGTCGTGGTCGGGGGCGTCCGGGCTGATGTACTGCTCGTACTCGGCGCCTCCCTGGTCCGTGGTCGGGCCGGTGAAGTCGGCCAGAGTGATGGTCGTGTCTTCGTCAGGCTGCATACGTCTCCTCCTCGCCAGCCGGTTGGCTGTCTGCCTTACGGTACGCCCCGGCCTGCCGGTGGCGGCGGAGCAGCTGAAGATCGAAAATGATCCAGGCCCGCCACGCCAGGACTAGTGGCATCCCCACGGTCAGCGAGCCCGCCCGCAGCCAGGCGAACCAGTCGGCCTCGCCGAACAGGACGCGCACCACGGCCAGGTCGAGCACCCACGTGAGCACCAGCATGTACCAGAAGACGTGCCAGCCGCCCCGGGAACGCCAGAAGCGGGCCAGGGCGGTGAAGCCGATGAAGCCAGCGGTGGAGCAGGCCGCCGAGATGAAGACGCCTATGGTGCCGAGCAGTTCCGGGGTCACTCGCCGCCTCCGCCTCGCAAGACCGCATCAATCAGTGGGCCGAGATGATTCTCCGTCCGCAACTTTTGCAGGGAGGCCGCCACGGCGTCGACGCGTGGGGCGATCCTCTCTACCTTCCGCTGCTGCTCCTCGGCTTGGTCGCGCAGCCGTTCGGCCTGGCGCACCGCCTCTTGGGCCTGCTCCAGCTCCTTGCGCCACCGCCACCACGTCACGAGGTACCACCTCGGCCTCTAGTGTCCCCCCGGCCCACTCGCTGGTGCAGGGCATTGAGGACTTTGTCCTGGTTCTCTGCGAGCACCATCAGTTTCCCCACCGAGTCCACGAGCGATTCGACGCTCTTAGTATTCGCCGCCACTCCGGCTTCGGCGATCTCGGCCCGCTTTTCGGCACCTTCTCGCAGCAAATCGGCCACTCGGCTGGAGAGGATCTTTCCCCTGAGCAGGGAATAGAACACCGTGAGTAGCGCCGTAACCAGGACTCCGATCAGATACCAGGGCAAATTCTGCGCGTTCACCAAGGTCATGTTGCCCCGTTCTCCCTATCCTGATGGATCATCCTTTCATAAAGGTCTGATGAATCAGGAGACGGTGGGCAGGGCAACCATCATCAGGCTCAGCGTCGGCGGGATCGCGTTGTCCGTGTTGAACGGCCCGGCCGGGGTGCCCGTCCAGAACATCTTCAGCTCCAGGAAGTCGCCCGCCGCCAGCTTCCACATCGAGATCATCGACGACCACTGCTGTCCGGTCACCGTGCTTACCGGACCGTACTTCCCCCCCTGTACGCCGGTGCCGCCGGTCGCTCCGTTCAACGCGACCGTGACCTGAAAGGCGCCGCTCGCGCCCAGCGCACTGCCGAAGTTGATGCCCCCCATGCCGCAGGCCAGCACCACGCACGCGGAGGGCGCGGTCAGCCGGGTCGGACTCCCCGCGTTCCACCAGGCCCCATTCGCCAGCGGGCTGTTCGCCCCGTTATTCAACGCAACCGTGTCGAAGGTGATAGCGGTCAGGGCGGACTTCGTCAGGGACTGCACGGCGGCGCGAGACACCGCCACCGAGGCGAACTTCGAGAAGTTGGCGGCCAGCGTCGCAGTCTTCACCAGCGCCGAATCGACATCCTGCGCCATCGACTGCACGTCGGCGGCGGAGACGACGTCATCCGTCCACGGATAGCGCAGCCGCAGGTAAGGCGTCTTACGCATGGTCATGTCAGGTCACCGGCCCCAGATACATCCCCCAGAAACGCGAGCCGAGCTGGACCGCCTTCTGAGTGCTTCCGTTGAGGATGAGCGTGCAACTGGCCGAGCCCTGATAGATGGGCGCCATGGCGAAGAAGTTGATCCACTCACCATTGGTGTTCGTGTCGTCGTTGCGCTGGTAGAAGTTCGACGAGGAGACGACGGTCGTCACCGGGTCGGTCGTATTGACGGCGATCTGCCCCATGTTCATATCCCCGACGACCGGCACACCCGAGACGATGTTGACCAGGATCGTCGCCCCGAACAGCCACCACGAGGGCTGCTGCGCGAGAGGCTGACTCCACACCGAGGAGCCGACGACGAGGCCCCCCGTGTTGTCCCATTCAATGGCGCCCACCGACAGGTTCTGCGAACCCGCGAGGAAGCCGCTCCCGGTGACCGTCTGCCGTCCGATGAACGACGGGCGGCCCATGAACGCCCGGAACGGTGCCTGCTCGGCGCGGATATCCACGTCGATCGACGTGGCGAGGCGGAAGGCGTCCTGCACGTCCGCGAAGTCGGGCGTGAGCGGATAGGGGTAACCCTCGACCGGGGTGTTTGCGCTCATGCGAAATAGTCCGAGACCTTGATGGCGGACATGGCCATGTATTTGATGACGTACGTCGTCGCCAGGTTGTTCGGGGAGAACGTAAAAGCGAACTGAATCGGCGTCGTCGGGTCGGTGGAATAGGTCAGTGCGGTTCCGTGCCCGGTTCCGCCGACGCCCTGATCGTTAGACTGCGACGGATTGGACCGCATGTTGAATGCGATCTGCCCGACGGTCGGCCCGCCGAAGAAGAACACCGAGAAGTAGTTACTCGCCGCCTCCACAAGCTGGATCTCGAAGGCGAGCAGCCAAATCCCGACCGGCAGGTAAAGCGACCTGGTGTCGTACCCGAGGTTGGTATTCGTGCCGATGTTGAACTCGGTCGCGTTAAATACGAGGTGGCCGAACGTGGCCGTATTGATGGTCACGTTGCTGTTACTGACGCGCACGCGCGGGAACAACCCGGCGAGCGAGGTCAGCGGGTCGATCGTCGCCATAGCGGCGTCCGCCCCGGCCGCCAGCGACTGGAGGGCGGTCTGCTTCGGGAACGTCACGGCCGGGTCGGCGCACATCGGGTCCGCCGAGGCGGGCATCGGCAGGCTGTACGAGCGGACCGCCACGCTGCGGTACTTGGTGGTGATCGTCCCCAGCACCGTGGATTCGTCGCGGCCTGCGATCCCGACCGAGGTGCCCGAGGTGTAGTCGGTGAGCCCCGCGTCAAAGACGGTCGCCATCCAGCCGCCCGGCTCCACCGCGCCGACCGCCCACAGCTTCAACAACATGACGTTCGTCTGCAACGGGCGGCTCCAGAAGATCTGACACCGCAGGTTGTAGAAGGTGTTCGCGACGTACGTCAGCCCGGTCACCGGGGTCGTCGAGACGGTGGTGAGCGCGCCGGCGATGCGCTTGGAGAAGCGCAGCGAGACCGCACCGCCGGTGGCGACCATCATGCTGGCGAGGTAGTAGTTGGAAGTGTCGGCCAGCTTCACGACGAAACCGGCGGTGGCCAGGTTGGTGGCCGGGATCGCGGAGATCGCGACCTGCGCGGTGATGTCGACGTCCTGCGTCCGAAGGTCGACCCAGCCGAGGTTGTCTCCGGCGGCGGCGATCGCGATGCTGGCCGTGTTCGGCGCCACGTTGTACTGCGGCGCCGTGCCCCCGGCCAGCGTGTACACCTGCCCCGAGGTGGCGGTGCCGAAGCCGTTGGAGACGGTCCGGTTGAACGTGTCGCTATAGCCGGTGGTGACCATTACCGCCTCCTAACTCAGTCCGGATCGGGCAGGTACCTACGCCTTGACGATGAACTGCTCAGCCCAGGCGGCGGCCGAGACGACCTCAGCGGAGTTGATGCCGAGGTGGTCTCCGGTCGCAAGGACGGTGTTGCCGAAGAACGAATCGAGCAGGAGGGTGAGGACTCCATCCGCCTCACTCACGATCGACGCCGACGGGTACTGGACCTGCGCTGCGGTGAGGATTTCGGCACTGTTCGTGCCGTCGTACAGGTAGTACGCCTTTGCCTGGAGCGCGTATTCGGCTGCCATTTCGATTCTCCTAAGCGAGCAGTGGATCGAGCGGATACATGCAGCAGAACTGCACGATGGAAGGGCCGGAGACCAGGGTCGGAGGGTCGAAGAGCGTGAAAGCCCCCGCCTGGCTGACGACAAGGCGCACATTCGTGGCGTTGATCGAGCCGGGCAGGATCGCCTCTGCGGACGGCGCGGGGAGGCTACCGGCAGGCAGGATCGGCTGCGGCGCCGTGAGGGCGGCGTTGGACAGCTCCCCGGTCAGCTGCACGCTGTCGCCGACGATCCGGTACTGCCCGATCGGGGCGATGGTGCCGCCCCGGTCGGTGTACGAGCTGAGGTAGCCGAGGCTGCTCATCGGCTGCCAGCGGTTCAGCGCCGAGAGGGCGCCGAGGATCAGCCAGGAGGAGTCCTGCCGGAACACGGCGACCGTGTCGCCCACGATCGGCACGTACGAGGTGACCACCCCGACCCCGGCCGAGAACTGGCCGCCGGACACGGAGATGGTGATTGCGCTGGCGGACACGGCCGTGATGACGGCGGTACGCATCCCGTTGGGGATCCCGGCCGTCTTCTGCGTCTGGTGGGCCAGCTTGGTCGTCACGAGGTCACCGGGGCGTACGCGCGCAGGCTCAAAGGCATGTCTCCGGTCTCGCGCAGCGGCAGGGTGAACCCGACGATCACCTGCGTGCTGGAGGCGCCCTCGGCGTTCATGGTGATCAGGTCGCCCAGCTGAAGCGACGCGTCGGGGACGACCGACACCGGGTCCCAGACCTGGGTGATGGCGGTCGCGGCCTTCAGCGTGCTCTGGGCGGCGGCCAGGCACTGCGACTGGGTCAGCGCCGACTGGTTCTGGATCAGCAGCGGCTTGCGGCCGAAGTTGCCCAGGTAGTTGGTGGGACTCCCGGCCGCCACGTCGCGCACCGTGGCGAACACCGGCGCCGTGCCGTCCTGGCGTTCCGAGGCGAAGACCACCGAGTTGTAGACGCCGGTCCGGGACACGGTGATCGTCCAGTCCGCGATGGCGTTGTTCGTCCCGGGCGCCGCGCCGGTGCCGTCCGAGAACGTGACCTGCGCGACCTGGCCCGGCTTCGTCCACGGCACGAACCGCTGCACGAACGACCCGTCCGCGAGCGGGTACCACAGCATCGCGACGGTGGCGCTCATGTCGTCCAGGGCCTGCGCCCGGTCGGACTGCCACGCCAGTGGAGGAATCTTCACACCGGTCAGGTCAGAGGTGCCGAACACGGCGTCGCCCAACGCATCCTGCACGAGGCGCCGGAACTCGGTGCTGATCGTGTTGGCGGGGATCGAGGACTGCGGCGTCTCGAACAGCGCGTCGACTACATCGGCGGCGAGGTCGCTGCCGGTCAGGGCGATCTGCCCGCTGCGGGCCATCTGGACCTGCTCGATACGCCCGTAGAACACCGGGAAGGAGATCATCGAGCCGTCCCCGTACATGATGCCCCGGGAGACGCGCAGCCGGTTCCCGAACGGGGTCAGCAGCCCGCCCGTGTCGACGCTGCCGTTGCTCTTGAGCGGGAACCAGGACCGGTCCACCGACAGCGTCAGAACGCGCGCCACGCGGCTGTTGAGGGTGGCGCGCACGCTGCCGTCGATGACCGGCAGGTCCGCTTGCAGCACGTTGCCCTGTCGGTCCAGCACGTCCACCCGCAGGTAGGCGGTGTGCGGGCGCGTCAGCGCGTCCCGGTACTGCGCGTCGAGACCTCCAGCCCAGACCATCAGCCCGCCAACCCGTCCAGGACCTGCGTCCACGTCAGTCCGGCGCCGGTGACGCCCGCCCAGCTCGCGAACCGGTTGCAGGTGTCCGACCAGCGTGCGGCCACGGTGCCCTGCATGGGGCCGCCGGGGGCACTGACGACGGCGTGAGGCATCGAGAAGACGCGCAGGGGGATCCGGTGGTCGGGCAGCACCCGGGAGATCGTGTCGGCGCCGACCGAGAGGTACCGGTCGGGCAGGCCGTATTCGTCGGGGGCCTGGAACAGCAGCGGCGAGCCGGGCGCCAGCAGGGCGACCAGCCGGTCCCGGTCCGGGAAGGTCCGGGACACCAGCGTCAGGGTGGACGTGACGGAGCTGCGCTGCTTCGACACGACGACCGGGTTCGGCTGGTTGTTGACGTTGAAGGTCGCCGCGTTGGCCGCCTGCGACTCGACGTCCAGGCTCTGCCAGAAGACGCCTTCGGCGGGGATGCACAGCGGGTTCGGGTCGAACGCGAAGTCGACTCGCACGTTGTTTCCGGGCCGCAGCGGGTCCTTGAACCGGCAGGCACCCAGCGACGGCAGCAGCGCCGCGCCCGAGGTCGCCGACCCGGCGGCACTGACCATGGTGATCGTGCTGATGCTGACCATGACCGTCGCGGCGGGGGTGCCCGTCATCGTGACGAACATCTGCACGGACACCGTGTTGGCGGGGGCCACTGCGGTGGCCGTCACGGTGGTCGCGGCGAGCACAGTGGCGGCGGTGCTCGGACTCGTCAGGATTGCCCCGGCGGCGTCCCGGAAGGTCATCCCCACGGTGACGGCCTGCGAGACGTTGGCGGACAGGACGGCTGTCACGGTGAACGAGGCGCCCGGGGTGGCCGGGATGTCCTCCGCCCGGATCGTAGGGGTGGCGGTGGCCCCGCCGGTGAAGAAGGTCAGGAAGTCGGCGCCGGACCGGGTGGAGGTGGGCTGAATGATGACGGCCGGGTCGGTCGGATACCACGGGTCGGTGAAGCCGTCGACGAACGTCGGGTTGGCGTTCAGGGTCACCACGGGCGCGGTGGCGGTGTAGTAGACCGCCATGTCCATGGGCGCCTCGGTGTCGTACAGGACCGCCTTGTACCCGGCCTGCATGGGCGCGTACGCCACCCCTGCGATGGTCGTCGAGGAGCCGTGCCCGCGCACTGGCGTGGTCGCCCCGGTGACCGGGTCGACGCGGTTCACGAGGGCGTACGGGGCGTCGATGTCGCTGAAATCCAGGTCGAGCCGGACTTGCGCCTTGGCTACGTCGGCGGTCGCGACGATCGTGGACACCCGCTCACCTCGTCCCGTACGCGAGTTCGTTGGCCTGGTCGTTCATCTTCTTGTCGATGCGCACGTCGAGGATATCGGTGATCTCCCTGGTGCCGAGGTAGACCTTGACCAGCGTGGTGCCCGCGCTGCCCAGCTTGCTGCCGAGCATGTCCAGCAGGCCGGTGCTCTTGGCGACGGCCGCCGCCTTGGCCGGGTCACCCATCGGCACGACGGCCTCCGGCCCGGCCTCGCCGACGACGGCGAGGGTGGGCGCGTTGACCAGGCCGCCGGACGCCAGCATCGGGATGTGCGGCAGGCCGATGTGGATGAGGCTGCCGACCCGGTCGATGCCGGAGTTGAAGCCGCTGATCACGGAGTTGATGCCGGACTTGAGCCCGGCCAGGATGTCGTGCCCCACGTTGCGCATGAAGCCGGAGATCCGGCCGGGCAGCCGCATGACGAAGCCGACCACGGCGTTAGCGCCTGACTCGACTTCGCTCCTCGCCCAGTTCCATGCGCTGCGGAACGCGCCGCCGATGATGCCGGGCAGCCGGTTCATGAACGAGGCGATCTTGCCGGGCAGCTGGGTGAAGATGAAGACCACGGCGGCGACGTCGGAGAGCAGCAGCGTCTTGCCGAGCGTGAAGGCCAGGTTCCACAGGTCGACGAACAGGTGCCCGATGCCCTTGACCGCACCCCAGACCAGGCCCGGCATGGTGAGGAAGTAGGCGATGATCAGACCGACCCCGATGCCGATCGCCATTCCGGCGGCGTGCAGGGCGCCCAGGAAGACGTTCGCGAGCAGCCCGGGGAGCGCGCTCAGGGCCGCCCAGATCCGGCCGGGGATGCTGGAGAAGAAGCCGGGCAGGGTGACCGTGAACCAGTTGCCGATGTTCGTGCCGACCGAGACGATCCACTGCCAGATGGCCTGGAAGAAGCCCGCGATGGCGCCCCCGGCGGACTTCAGCGCGCTGGTGACCGCACCCCAGTTCTTGTAGATCAGGTACGCCCCGGCGGCGATGGCGACAGCGGCGAGGATGATCCAGCCGACCGGGTTGAGCGCGTCCACGATCGCTTCCCACGCGGCGACGGCGACGAGGGCCACCCGGTACGCACCCCAGGCGATGACCGCAGCGCCCAGCAGGTCGGGGTGCTTGGCGAGCAGGTCGGCGATGCTCACCAGGAACGGCGTGATCGTCTTGAGTGCGCCCGCCAGTTCACCGGCGAACGTGCCCGCCAGCGTCACGACCATCGGGAGCAGCGGCGTGAGCACCTGCGCCATGGTGCTCAGCGCGGTGTTCAGCAGCAGGAAGAGGTTCGCCAGCACCTCCTTGCCCTGCGCGGTGGCGAAGAAGGCCGCCAGCTGGCCGATGAGGCTGGACAGGAACCCGAGGGCTTGGGCGCCGTCCGCCTGGAGGGCCGAGATGATCGACGTGACAAGATCAAAAACGTTGCCGATAAGGCCGCCGACCTGCCGGATGATCACCAGGGCGTCGTTGAAGAACTTGGTCAGCGCACCCGAGCTGGCCGCCTGCGCGATGAACGCCGAGAACATCGTCAGCATGTGCGCGAGACCACCGGAGAGGGTGGCGAACAGCGGGCCACCGGCGGCGGCCAGGGTGACGAACGCGCCCGCGACCGCACCCAGTGCCGGGATGAACGGCTGGATCGCCTTGTGCGCGGACACGAAGATCGACGCGATGTCGGCCTTGCGATTGCCGAACGCGCGCAGGAAGTTGTCGGCAACCTTGCCCAGGTCCACCGAGAGCGCGATGAAACCCTTGTGCAGGGTCGGCAGCAGCTGGTGCGAGACGTGCGTCAGCGTGCCTTCCAGCTGGTTGAAGAAGACGTTCTGCACGTCCTGCTGCAACTGGTGGAAGGCCGGGTGCAGGGCCTGGATCTCCTTCACGAACTGCCGCGCACCGGGCGAGAGCTTCTTCATCGCCGCGTCGAACTGTTTGGCCTTCGCCGGGTCGAAGGCGTACTTGAGCGCATCGCCGACCCCGGAGAAGGCCATCTTGAGGGTGGCCGCCGCCGCGACGGCGGTGAGCATGGCGGCGGGCAGGGTCGCGGCGAGGGCGGTGGCGGCCGGGGCGAGGGCGGCGACCAGCTGAACCGCCATCGCGATCAGGGCGGGCATGAAGGCGGTAGTGGCGACGGCGAACCCGGCGGAGAGACCCTTCCAGAGGGAGTTCCCGCCCTTCTTACCCTCCTTCTTCATGTTGTTTTCGATCTTGTGGTCGACGCCTTTGCCCAGCTCGTCGGCGGCCGACTCGCCCGCCTTGGTCGCCGACTTGTCCAGCTCCTCGAACCGCATCCCCTTGGTCTGCTCGTCGAGCGCCTTCTTGATCTCCTGCCGCAGACCCGGCGTGAACTTCGACAGGTCGGCGAACACCTGAACGAACGCCCGCCCCAGAACTCCAGCCATGGATCAGGATCCTACGGGTGCGGGAGGCTGGGCCTGGCCCATCAGGGCCGCAAACGCCGACTCGGCGGCGCGAGCGTCGTACATCTCCTCCGGCTTCACACCCTCCACACCGATCGGGGGAAGCCTCAGGTCGATGTCGAACTTGTTGCGTTCCTTCTCGTCCATGGTGCGCACGCAGATCACGTAGATGGCGTTCAGTGCCGCCGCGAGACTCACCCTGTTCAGATCCACCCCGAGCCGGGTCAGTTCCCCGCCGATGATGTGCCAGCTCTCCCCCGACGAGCGGATCAGCCGGTCCGCCTCCCACCACGGCCGCCCGGCCGCCGCCGTCAGCAGCTCCCGGGACCGCATGGCGATCAGCTCGGCGGTCACCGTGCCGTCCAGCAGCAGGTCCGCCACGCGCTCCTCCGCGTCGCCGTCCATCAGCCCGGGGATCAGCGGCAGTGGCACGTCCTCGTCGAGGATGGCCACGAACCAGTCGACCGCCGGGCGCGGGGGCACCCTGAAGGTGTCCCCGCCCAGGTCGACCTCAATGGCCCAGATCCGCAGCGCGGCGAGAGCATCAGCGGCCACCGATCACCACCGGGACACTGGCCGAGGCTTCGGCTGAGGCGTCGGGGGCGGTAGATGCTCCCTCAATGCAGCTGCATAGCCGTCCTCGTGACCATCCCGGTATGCGACCTTGCGCAGGTGGTCATGGCGCCAGAAGTGGAACGGCAGCCACGTCGCGAGCGCCACGTAGGCGATGAGCTGGATCGGCCAGGGCACGTACCGGGCCAGGTACTCCGTCCACGGGATCGTCCCCGCCGGATGCAGCAGCCCCGCGACGCACTCCATGACGATCGCCGTCACGGTGACCCCGAGGAAGATGATGCTCCAGATCAGCCGCTTGCGTTTGAGGCCGCTCACACGGTCACCTCCGGGTCGAGCTTGGCGCAGGCGCCGTCGGGCAGGTCCGCACCGTCGTCGTGCGGCACCGTGTACGACAGGCCGCCGTCGACCCCGATCAGCTCGCCGTGCGGCCAGGTCGCGGGCGTCGGATCCTGGCCGACCGGTACCGCGATCCTGGACAGGTCGTAGTCGAGCAGGACGGCTCCGCACCAGGCGCAGCGCTGCCGCAGGAGATCGCCGACCTGCACGTGCACACCGGCGATGTGGATGACGACCCCGGCGCTCACCGGCTCCGCCGTACCGCTGCCACCTTCTTGGCCGGGGTGGCCTGGCCGTTGAACTTCTCGCCCGCCGTGCGGATCGAGCCGAACACGTCCACGGCGGAGACGGCGCCTTCGATCATCGCGTCGTCGAGCCAGTCCTTGTCGTCGTCCTTGACGATCATTCCCTCAACGATCTTGCCGAGGGTGCCGAGGTTGCGGATCAGGCGGTCTCGCAGCTCCTGCGGGATCTCCTGATTGTTTTCGATCTTGGGCAGGCCGCGACTCACCCGGGCCAGCACGACCAGCGCGCCGTCCGTCGGCCTGCGCATCTCGACCTGGCGGTCGCCCAGCTCGACCATCACCGTCAGCTCGCTCACGAGAGGCCCATCTTCTTGTCGCCCCAGGCGCTCAGTGCCTTCGCGGCCTGCACGATGTGCGGCACCACGTGGTGGTCGTGCCGGAACGGGGCGGTGGCCGCCCACATCTCGGCGTCGGTCATGCTCGGGCCGGAAGGGTCCGGCGCCGGGGTCGGGGCAGGCTGCGACTTGGCCGTCCAGAAGTAGACGTCACCCTCCCGCTTGCGCAGCTCCCACCAGTCCGACGCGCGCAGGTACCAGCGGCCCTGCGCACCCCACGCGGTGCCCCACGAGTTGTTGCCGCCGACCAGCAGCACGCCGGTGCCGTTGCCCGGCGCGTCGGCCGCCACGATCTCGTCGACGACCAGCTCATGGCCGCCCGCGAGACCCGACGGCACGCTGACCTCGATCAGGCCCGACGATCCGGCGTTGAACATGCTGTTGAACCAGGGCAGGCCGGTGACGCCGGGGCGGTCCATCAGGGCCTGCAACGACGCGTCCAGGTCGAGGGCGGCCTGATAGCCGTTCGCGATGCCCGCCTGGACGGCCATCTTCGACGAGGTGAGCCCGTCGGAGCCGGTGTCGTCGGGGGCGTACGTGCCGGGGAAGCCGTCGTTGGCGGTGTTGTCGTGGTACCAGGCGACCGCGCCCGCCTCGTCCGGCGCGTACCGCCAGGGCTGGCTGCCGGGCGCGTAGAACGGCTCGTGGTAGGCGCACGAGGTCGCGGCGTTGCCGGTGCACGAGCCGATCTGACCCTGGTCGAGGACCGCGATGTGCTGGGCGTGCCGGACCGAGGTGATGATCCCCGTCGGCGGCTGGAGGGCGTACGCCTTCGACCGGCTGTCCAGGTTGATGTTGCGGCCGAGCAGCGGGTGCATGGGCAGCCGCTCCCGGTAGATGCTGACGACGCTCATGCCTGCGCCTCGATCTCGATGGCCGAGATCAGCCGCTGCTCGGGGATGATCAGGCAGATCCCGTCTCCCGTCTTGAAGACGAGCGTGTCGCCGACCGCATTGAGCTGCGCGGCTGCCGGGATCTCGGCGGAGTCCGTCGCTGCGTCGTCGGCATTCCAGGTCCCGGACATCCAGGTCACCTTGATCTTCTTCACTGCTTCTCCTCCTACAGGTCTCCGCCGCCGCTGGCGTCTGCTGCGGCGGCGCTCTGCATGTTCCAGCCCTCGCTTGTCGCGACTTCGCGCAGGGCGTCCCTCAGCCATGGCTTACCTCGCCGGGCAGGCTGGTGGACCCATTTGCGCACCATCGGCTGGCCGTGCCAGCGGAATGCGAGGGCCTGCTTGTTCTTGGGCCGGATGACGATCGCGCGGCGCCCCTCGTGCACGGGGAGCGCGTACTTGACCTTGGTGTACACCTCGCCCGTGATCTTGTTGGAGCCGCTTTTGATCTTGAACTGGTGGCTCGCCCGCAGATTCCCGGTGTCCACGGGCGTCAACACCCGGGCGCGGTTGAGCACCTTCATCGTGAACCGCACCACCGCGCGGCCCGCGTCGTCTTGCAGAAGGCCCTTGATGACCGGCAGGAACAGGTCAACCCTGACCGACTTCACTCCGCCCGACATCCGGCTCCTCCTCCGTCACGTCCCGAAGATAGCCGGTGTCCACATGCTGCGTGGCCCAGCCCGTGTCGCCCGCGTCCTGTGTGAACTTGTCGCCCACGTCGAGGCCGTCGAAGCTCACCAGCACCTCGAACGTGCGCTTGCCGGTCTTACGGCCCGTTCCGGGCATGGCCACTCCCTCAGCAGTCCGCGCACGGCGCGGGCACCGACACGGTCACCAGCAGTTTACCGCCGGTGCAGCCGCCTTCCACCGGCAGCGGCGTCCACTCCCCGACCGCCCGGCGCTGCGTCGGCCGCCAGCAGCACGCCGCCGTCCGGCGCATCAGCGTCTGGTGGACCATCTGCGTCGCGGCGGCCGTCGACCAGTCCGCCGAGCTGGGCGGGTCGATGTTGTCGAACGTGTCGTCCGAGGTGGACCAGGGCATGCAGAACGCCACACCCATCTCCAGCACCACGGCGTACGCAAGCGGGCCGCACGGCAGCCAGGTGTTGTCCGGCGCCGGGAAGCTGTCCCAGGATGGGAAGATGTTGGCGATGCGCACCCACGCCAGCCCGGCGCAGCACTCGTCGACGTTCGCGCCGATCAGCGGGCCGGTCTCCTGGCCCAGCCGCAGCTGGATGTACTTGGGTGGACTGGCCTGCGTGTTCAGCTGCGTGGTGAAGCAGGCCAGCAGCTGCTGCGCGACCGGCATGCCGATCGGATCCGACGGGGCGGTCATGGCCAGGTGGTGATGCGGGTCGGGGACTGGTCCATCGAGTACACCTTCGGCGACTGTGTCAGCCGACCGGGGTTGAACTGCACCACCAGCTGGTCGACCTCGTTGAGGCCGGTCAGCCCCCGGTCGAGGTAGGTGTTGACGCTGGGGAACTGGATGGAGACGCCCGCCCGGGTCAGCGACTGCATGCGCTGCGGCAGGCGGCACGGCTGGCCCACGATGGCCTTGCCGATCTCACAGGCGAGGATGCTGGCGGCGTTCAGCGCCTCGTCCGGCACCGCGCGGCCGAACACGCCGGTCACGGACCAGGTGTCCGCCACGCCGATGTTCTTGTTCAGGTCCTGGCACTGCGGCCAGCAGGCGCCGTCGGTGCGGACCAGCAGGAACCCGTTGTCGATCCGGTACGCGCTCGGGTTCACCGTCGCGCCGTCGACGACCACGGAGGTGATCGAGACGGTCTTCGGCAGCTCCACCTCGCAGGAGGCGCCGCAGCAGTTGATCCCCGCGCACCCGGCGTTGTGCCACACGCCGTTCTGGATGTAGAGCGGGTAATAGCTGTTGCCCTCGTCGGTGCCCCACGGGTTGATCAGGTTCACCGGGTACGTCTGGTACAGCGGCGGCAGCATCGGCGCGTTGCACGGCCTGAGCGTGAGGCTGACGGTCCCGAACTGCCGACCCGTCAGCGTGTACAGGGTGAACGTCGCCAGGTTCAGGGCGAGGTCTTTCTGCGCCTGCGTCAGCGCCGCCCAGGTCGTCGAGCAGGCCGCCATGTTCGTGACGGTCCAGCCGTTCGGCACCGCGCTGGCCATCAGCTACCCACCACTTCGACGGTGCCGTCCCAGCGGAACTCGGACACCGGCGCGTGCCGTGCACAGCTCGCGCAATAGGTCGCGCCGTAGAAGCCCGGCTCGCGGGCGTACGTCTCGGCCAGCGGCAGGGACATGGTGGTCACCGAGCCGCACTCGACGTGCAGGTAGGACCGGCGCAGCGGGCGGACGAACCCCTTGGCGCGCTCCTGCTCCGACAGGACGAGATATGCCTCAGCCTGCGGAACGCGCGCGCCCTGCGGGTCGACGCCACGCGTCAGGCCGGGGTCCGAAGGGTCGTCGGTGAGCCTGCCCATCTCTGTCCCCTCCTTACGGAGCGGGAGCCGCCGAACCGGCGACTCCCGCGCTTACCGTTGGTTGCTCAGGCGCCACAGCCGCAGGACGCGGCGGGCGGTGCGAGGTACGTCCACTGGAGGTGCCGGTGGGTGTCGTTCGGCAGGGCCACCAGCAGCTTAGCCGCCGCCGCCGTGCTCATGTTCGCGAGCACGTTCTTGGGGCCGGTGCCCCAGTTGGTGCCCTGCTTGGTGCGGCCCGACACCGTGAACGAGATGGCGCCGTTTTCGACCTTGAGGTCACCGACGGTCCCCTCGATCACGTTCGGCATCAGGAAGTACCCGTACGGCACCAGCGAGAACGTGCCGACCGTGACGCACACGGGCTGGGACATGTTCGACCACACCTCCAGCCCGAACGCGTTGGTCGCGTAGTTGCTGGTCCGCGTCTGGAAGCCCACGGCCGCCGGGGAGCCCGCGTCGTTGAGCACCAGCGTGGAGCCGGTGATCAGGCCGAACAGCTCCGGGTCGACGTTGCAGAAGGTGATCGTGACATCGATCCACTTCAGCTGCTTCGGCGACTTCTCGTTGACGCACATGATCCCGGCTGCGTTCAGGACGATGATTTCCTGACCCGACTCGACCTGATCCTGCATCTCCACCGAGACGAAGCCGGTCGAGACGGCCGACACGCAGGAGCCCACCTTGGGCGTCCCGCACGAGTCGACTGCCTGGACCCGCATGGTGGTGCCCTGAATAGGCGCCTGACATACGGCCACCATGTGTTACTCCTTGGCCTTGTCGGTCCGCTTGGTGCGGGCCGGGGTGGTCTTGTCTTCGGTGTTGGCGGCCCGGACGGCGTTGACCCGCCGCTGTTCATCGGCCGCGTAGGTGTCCCCGTCGACCGTGGGTACGGGCTGGTCGTCCACCTTCTCGCCGTCGTTTTCGATCTTGGCGCTCCAGCGGTCGGCGCGATCGGCGTTGAACGCCTCGGCCACATCCTCCGGCACGCGGAAGGACAGGGCCGCGTCGTTCTCGCCGCGCACCGCCTCCACGACCCGAGGGTCGTAGCCCTTCTCCTCGGCGACCTCGATCAGTCGCGTCGCCACCTCGCTGTGCGGCTCGTGCTCGTTGACGAGCACGACGGCGACGTTGTAGTCAGCTCCAGTTGCCATCTTCCACTCCTCAGTACAGCGATCCAGCAATGGCCGCGCCGGTCGACGCCGTCATGGCGGCCAGGTTGACCAGCACGAAGAAGGCCACGCAGTCGACCGTGGTGGCGTACGCCTGCTGGGCGGTCGCCTGCCAGGCGTTACCCGACCGGTCGAACGTGCGCTCCGGCGGGGTGACGTACACGGTGTCGTCGCGCCAGATCGTCACCGCGCCGGTGGCCACGAGGTACGCGGTACCGGCGGCCGGTGCCGACGCGTCGTTGTTCGGCTTGTTGCCCGAGTAGCCCCGCCCGAAGGACCACACGTTGCCCATCGGCGTGTACTGCACACCGGTGAGGCCCTTGGGCGCACGCTGCGGCAGCGGCATCAGCTGCCGCTCGACAAGGTACGGCGTCAGCACCGGGCGGCAGTGGATGATGCCCGGGTAGCTGTACGCCGACAGGGCATCCTCCAGCAGGCCCACACCGTATTCGATGGTGACCGGCGTGCCAGGTACGGGCGTGACGTCGAGGACGCCGGAGCCGCCGTTCAGCTCCGGGCGCACCAGGGCGGCCTGCACGTCCGCGTTGCCGCCCCAGAACGCCTGCTCGGCGACGAACTGGGCGTTGTCGTTGAGCCGGATCCGCAGCCGCCGCTCGACCTCGGTCGCGTCGTACGGGAACGTGCCCGCCTTGAGCGTGGCGCCGACCTGGTACGGCAGGCCGATGGCCGTGCCGTCGCAGCCGTCGAACGGACTGAGGGTGATGGTCGGGTTAGAGCAAGAGGCCGCCGCGATCAGGTGGGCCTGGCCGCAGTGCTCCTCCAGGTACTGCACGCCGCCGACGGAGCCGTGGTCCGGCAGCGGGAACGGGCCGTTGGCGGCCGATAGCAGGCCGTACCGGATGGTGCCGACCGCAGGCTGATCTACGTAGACCGGCCCGCTCAGTGGCGTAAGGGTCGCCATCGGGGTGTCCTCCCTTCCCGTAGGTGTTCCCGCGCCGGGCCGTCCTCGCGGGCGGCCCGGCGCGTGGTCTGGTTACGGGTTGGTCGGGAAGACGCCCTGCGTGGCAATGACCGCCTGCGCGTTCAGCGCGTACGAGGCCGCGCCGTCCGGGATCAGGCCGCCGCCGATGTTGCCGATGGTGTAGACCCGGCTGTCGAAGCAGGTCTTCGCCGCGAGGATGCCCTGCTCGGTGAAGAGCTGGGTCGTCTTGTTCTGCGCCAGCAGCGTCGAGTCGTACACGGTGTCCAGGGTGATGATGTCGGCGTTGCCGCGCACCCAGGTACCGGCCGCGTAGAGCAGGAACTGCATGGTGTGCGGCCAGTCCTGCACGAAGTCCGTGGAGGTCGGGCTGGCACCGAACTGCTGCCACACCGACGGCGCGCCGGACGGGTAGGCCGCCCAGTAGAAGGCGTCCTGCCAGTCGTACACCCACTGCACGCGGGCACCACGCACGGACAGCCAGTCGGCCATCTTCGCCATGGTGACGGCGAACTGGTCGCCGGAGGTGTCGCCGTCGAGGAACTGGCGGCGGGAGACGTCCGCGCGGATCCAGGACTGCACCCAGTACGGGAGCACCACTTCGAGGGTGGAGCCGAGGGCCATCCGCTGGCGGTACTTGTAGTCCTGGATGGCCATGTCGATGGCGCTGAGCAGGGTGGAGACCACGGAGTGGTCGGTGGCCCAGGTGGTACCGGCGCCGGGGGTGTGCGCGGTGACGTTGCTGGGCAGCGCGAGCGCGGTCGAGCCGGTCACCAGGGCGTTGATCATGAACTGGTTGATCTTGTGCGTGTGCGCGACCATCGCGCCCCGCACGAACCGGGCGATCAGCTCCGGGTAGCCCCGCAGCTGGAGCAGGTCCGCCTGAATCGCCAGGCCGTCCGCCTCCAGCCGGGTGTCCGTGAAGGACGGGCACGGCACCGACATGGTCGGCTTCGTGACGCCCGAGATGACCTGCGCCTCGGTGTAGTGGAAGTAGCCCGCACCCGAGTAGATCGACGAGAAGTCCGGGCCGGTCGTGTACTTGATGCCGCCCCGCGAGACGTTGATCTCCGGGATGTCGAGCAGGCCGTCCGAAGACTCCAGCTCGCACAGGTCGTAGATGACCTCCGACGGGGCACACCAGCCCGCACCGGCCGCCGTCAGGCTGTTCGGCGACGCCTTGCGCGCCAGCGCGATCGACGCCAGCAGCGAACCGCCCGGCAGCCGCTTCTCGCTCGACGCGTAGTCGATGACCGCCGTCGCGTCGTCCGCGAGGCCGCCCGACGCGGTCAGCTCCTTCGGGTACTCCAGCTTGAACTGCGCGATCGGGTCACGCCGCGCACCGCCAGCGCCGCCCATGGCGGAGTACTGGAGGAACGCCTTCTCGACCGCCTTGCCGACCTTCGTCCAGTCCATCTCGGAACCGGCCGGGTAGTCGGAGCTGTTCGCCCCGGCGAGGATGACGGCCGGAGCCCGCTGCGCCACTGTCTCGGCCGGGACAGCGGGGGCGGTCTGGGAGGCCACAGCAGCGACGCCCGGAGCGGTCGGCTTCGCAGCCGCCGCCGCCGTGGTGGTCGCTGCGGGAGTCTCCGGGGTGCCGGTCCCCTCGGTGCCCGCGCCCTCGGTGCTCGCGGCGGTGTCGGTCTCGTCCTCGTCGCCGAGGCTGTCGGAGAGGGCGGCGAAGGCGCCAGCCGCGCCGGTACGGCGGGTCTTCTCGGCGTCGACGCCCTGGACGATCTTGGTCAGCTCGCGCATCGTCTCGATGTCGTCGCCCGACACGTCGGAGACGTCCATCTCCGCGTAGGTCGCTGCTGCGGCACGGGCCTGCGAGCGAATCGAAGCCAGGTCATCGGTCGGCACGGCGGTGAAGACGTATTCGCCCTCGCCGTTCTTGTCGCCCGGAACCGTGAACGGCAGGTTCACTGTCACTGCGGTCTCTCTTCAACTTCGAGCGCTCCGCCGGACCGTGGCAGCACGGATACACCTGCGGGCGATCATAGCGGTAGTCTGCCGTTTCACGGAGGAGGAGGCCGTATGTCCGAACACTTCACGCCCGAGGGCGTCGAAGAGACGCTGCGATTGGCGGAGGCCGTCAACGCCAGGCTGGACCTGGAGCGGGTCATCAATCCCCGCGCCGGGGAGAAGGTCTGCATCGGGGTGCCGCACCTGAACGAGGGCGGCTGGAACTTCATCGAGTCAGCCCTACGGATGATCGCGTACGACAAAGCCCACGGCGACCACCTGATGCACAACTCCGGCCTGATGAACAACGGCGCCTTGGCGCCCGTGTGGGGCCGCTCGGTGGAACTGTCCCATGCGCGCAACACCGCGACCGCCGCGTTCCTGTCCAGCGACTCGGACTGGCTGCTCTGGTGGGACTCGGACATCGGCGCCGAGCAGGACGCGCTGGAGAAGCTGCTGGAGGTCGCCGACCCGGTGACGGCGCCGATCGTCGGCGGCCTGTGCTTCATCGAGGGCGAGTACTCGCACGACTTCCGGGGCGGCCTGCGGTCCAGCCTGGCGCCGACGCTGTACGACTGGTCGTGGGTCGAGCCGAAGTCGGGGATGCCCGGCGCGTACAAGCTGGTCACCCGTCAGGACTGGGCGAAGGACTCGGTGACCCGGGTCGGCGCGACCGGCTGCGGGTTCCTGCTCACCCACCGGTCGGTGTACGAGAAGATCTCCTACTGGCTTCAGGAGCAGGGCGCGCCGCCGCACATCTGGTTCGAGCGCATCCCCGGGCCGGACGGGGAGAAGTGCGGCGAGGACGTGTCGTTCTGCCTGCGCGCGCATCAGGTCGGCCTGCCCGTCATGGTGCACACCGGCGTCATCACCACCCACCAGAAGACGGTCTGGTACGGGGCGGCCGACTATCAGATGAAGCCGTTCACGCCTCCGGCCATGGACGTGCTGCCGCTGCCGGTGGACCAGTGGCCGAAGCTGATGATCAACCCGAACGCCGTCGAGGAGGCCGAGCGCGACTCCCCGATGCGGGAGAAGCAGGCGGGCGAAGTGCTACTCGGGGCCGAGCTGTCCCCGGCGGCGGCAGGCGACCCGAACGCCTGACCGCAGCAAAGCAGCCCCCTCACCGGCTCGGTGGGGGGCTGCTTTGTGTCCGGGGGCTACCGGCGCTTGCGGCGCTTCCGGGCCTTGTGCGGCACGGCCAGCGGGGTGCGTACGCCGTCTGTCTGGCCGTTGACCACGGTGCCGTTCAGGGAGAAGCACGGCTCGCCGATCTTGGCGCGGCAGATCTGCGAGCACTTGCGATAGTCGTTCCAGTCGATCAACTCAGCCATCTTCTCCCCCGCGCCCCAGCCGATCGGCATCTCGACGGTCATGAGCGTTGTCCTTTCCGTTGGCACGCCGGGCAGACCCTGACGTGCAGTTCCTTGCCGGTCACGGAGACGCCGTCGAAGGCGATCCAGCCGCGCACCCGGAGCCTGTCGTTGGACGCCCAGGCCCCGGTCAGGCACCGGTCGCAGGCCTGGTGCTCGCGCCCCGGGTCGTCCTCCTCCAGCTCGAACAGGGGCTCGGTCACCCGTCGTACCAGACGGAGTCCGCATGCGACTCCCAACCGGCGTCGCGGGCGTGCTGCTGGTCGGTGCACCACTCGTCCACGATCTGCCGGACGGCCGCTGCGCTCAACCCGAACCCCTTGATGAACGACTCCACCTCGGCGCGCGATCGGGGCTCGGTCCGCTCTGGCCGTTGGCCGACGCTGGCCACGACCTCCTGGGCGCGCTGAATGGTCTTCTCGTATGCCCTGCTCATTGCTTTCCTCCCTTGCGTACGAAGTCGGTGTTGCCGCTGACCAGGCATAGGACGGCGACGGCCGCGTAGACCGCCAGCATCAGCAGGGCGGCGGCGAGGATGTACGGCCCGAGCAGCAGCAGGGTGAGGAAGGTGGCCACCGGGTGGCGCCTGGCCTGGTACTGGGTCATTCCGCTGCGCATCCGGCTCTCCCTGCTCGCTGTATGCCATCAGAGTACACCCATTGCGCTGGCCCGCATAGACCACGTATACTGTGAGCAGACAGGCCGACAAGGAGGCACACACATGAAGGTCACCCTGACCCTTAAGGTCGAGGTCGAGGTCGAGGCGGCAGACCACGAGCTGGTCGCAGCCGGAGCGGACGCGGCCGGAGCGGACGTCCTCTACGAGACAGGGAAAGCGCTCGACTACTGGTTCGACCACACGGACCGGTCGATGTCCGCCCAGTCCATCGTCATCCTGGCGGACGAGGAGCAGGCGTGAAGCACCTCCTGAACCCCAAGGGCTACGCGCTGACCACGTGCAATCTGACAGCCGCCCTACGGGGCGAGCTGACCTCGGAGCTGGACGAGGTGACCTGCCCGAGCTGCCGGGCCGCGCTGATCAACAAGGGCGTCTGCCCGGAGTGCGGCGAGGAGAAGCTTGCCTGGGCCGCCGCCATGGTCAAGCTCAACCCCATCGTGGATGGCCGCCTCACCATGCGCGACGTGGAGGTGCAGTTCTACATCGGGTGCGGGCACTGCTCCGAGACCCTGATCAGCGGCATCCCCGTGGAGATGGTGCTGGCCGCGCTGAACGAGCACAGGTGGCGGCCGTGAAGGATCCTGACGCAACGGATAGGAGAAGGACGGATGCCCTCGAATAATGGCGGGTGGACGCCCCGGCCGGGCTCGAACAGGCGCGCTCGGGTACGCCGCCCCAGCGAGGTCGGTAACAGCGTCAACGGACAGCCCTGCTGCCCGATGGCCGCTGCGGTGCGGTCGGTCAAGCGGGGCAAGTTCCGCCTGGCGCGGCGCTACGCGGCGATGTCGGTACGGCTGATCGCGGCGCGGTTCGCATGGGCGTAGCGAAGACCATACGGATCTGGCATGGCTGCAAGGTCGTGCTGCTGCTGAGTGTGAGCGAGTCCGGCTATTCGACGATGGGCGCGGCAGGCGGGGCAGGCAACTCGACCCAGGTCGACATCGAGATCGACCCTTGGGCCGGACTTCTCGTCGAGAACGGCGCGGGAAACAGTCCGGTCCCGTATCGCGACGTCGTCTAAGTCGTGTAGGCTTAGGGCTGACAGACATGGGGTTGCCGGTGAACAACGTCTCTAAAGGTGGAAACCGGACGGCAGGCCATGGCGTTACTTACCCATGTGGGATCGATGAGACTGGCCATGAGCCGCTGAGCAGGGATAACTGAATCGGGTACCGGCAGGACCCCCGGCGGAGACGGCGATCGAATCGCGCCCCGGGTTGAAGAGCCTGACCGAGCCCGGGACATTCCGTATCGAGCGAGGAGAAGGAATGAAGCGCAAGATCACCATCGGGCTGGTCGCACTGGCGGCCATGCTCGGCCTGTTCGTCCTCCAGCCCGGGTCGGTGTCGGTGGCCGACAAGCCGACCGGCGGCAACCCCGTCGTCCAGGTCATCCACCTGATGACCCCGCAGCGCGCCGAGGCGGTGGCCTGCGCGTCAGGCTACATCTGCGGCTTCCCCTGCTCCGCGACGTCGGCCTGCGGGTTCTACTACCAGGTGTCGCAGACGGTGGCGCTGAACCAGCCGATCAGCCTGCACCTGAACTCCGGTGACGACATCTACTCGGTGCACAACAACAACGGGCATCAGTGGCGCGTCTACCACTACGACCTGTTCCACGGCGGCTGCGGGAGCGCCAGCGCACTGATCTACGCCAACACCAAGGGCAACATGAATACGGAGTGGCGTCTCCAGCACTGCATCATGCGCGTCTCGTAGCGGACATAGAGAAGGCCCGCCCCGCTTCCCGTGGGGCGGGCCTTCGTCGTGTCTGGGATACGCTGCTCGCGCACCGGCGGGATGCCGGGCGCACCACCCCGAGATGGGAGAAGCGATGCCCAGCGAGACGATCTACGCCACGCCTGTACGCGTACGCGTGGCGTGGGCCAGCAACCAGAGCGGCGAGGTCCAGGTTGCCACCCTGGCCTCCGCCCAGGAGTACCCGGACGAGGCGACGGACCGCCTGTTCGCCATCGTCAACGAATGGCTGAAGCAGGCCGAGATGGAACCCATCGACGTCGCGAAGCTGCGGGAGAAGCTGGACTACGCCCCCGACTTCGACGGCTGGCACGCCAGCATCGACGACTGGCGGGACCTCAACCGGCTGATCGCCGTGCTGAAGCGGGCGCGCGACCAGGCGTTCGGCAAGCCCGAGTAGCGGACAGCACGAAGGCCCCGCCCCCTCTTCCCTGAGGGTGGGGCCTTCGTGTGTCTCAGGACGTCTTGCGCCAGGTGGCGCCGGGCGTCTTCGCCGCGAACGCCTTGGCCTCGGTCTCCCGCACAGCGGAGAACGTCTTGACGGTCACGCCCTTGGAGTCCTTCACCTCGTAGTTGCCGAGACCGGACCCGCCGCCCCCACAGTTGCATCCCATCGGTGGACCTCCTCCTACCTCACTCCTGGACCAGGGCGACCATCAGGTCGCCCATGGCGTCATCGTAATCGGCGCTGAGGTCTTCCGTGGTGGCCGCCGCGACCAGCTCGCGCCACTCGGCCGCCCGCGTCTCCCGCAGCTTCGCGTCGTGCTGCTCGGCGAGCATCCCCCGGGCGATGGCCCGGCCCAGCGCGTCCGGGTCCAGCGGCGCCGCCCCGGCCATGAGCGCGTCGTCCTCGTCGATGACGCGCGGCAGGGCACCGGCGGAGACCAGGCTCAGCACGATCTCCCCGTCCTCGGGCATGCCGGTGATCGCCGAGGCGGTGACCGCGCGGGGGATGGGGAAGCCTGCGGTGACGACGTGCAGGGCGGCCACCATCTCCAGGTTGGCGCCGACGCGGCGCCAGTCGCCGGACAGCGGAGTTGCCCGCATGGTCCGGATCGCTGCCTCGTCGGCCTCCGGCACGAGGGCACCGGCCACCCAGATGCCGTACTGGTCTTCGCCCGCGCGGGTGAGAGCGCCCAGGGTGGTCGTGGAGTCGTAGTGCTCGGCCGCCGCCCGGTAGCCCAGGTTCGGTCCGGCGTGGCCGCCCTTGCCGTACGACAGGCGCCCCACGGGGACGCGGGAACCGTCGGCGGTGACTACCTCGCCGGTGTGGAAGTAGGCGTAGTTGGTGGCCGACTTGGGGGCCAGGGTGCAGGAGTCGCCGAGGCCGATGTGGCAGGTGCCCCAGGTGGCGACGTGGCCGTACACGCGGCCGTCGTCGCCGATGTGCAGCGGCGTCGGGCCGGTCAGCTTCGGGTCGTCGAACCATTCCTTCGGCGGGGCGGCCGGGGCGGCGCCTGCCATGAGCGCGGCCATCTTCTCTCCGGCCTTCCAGTTGGCGGGCAGGCTGGCTTCGCAGCCCTTGCGCTTGGCGATGGCGGTCAGCCGGGACTTGAACTGGCCGTAGGGGATCTTCGGGTCGGCGCGGCCGTAGGAGCTGACCGCGTCGCCGATGCTGGAGCAGGAGGCGATCGGGAACCGGCGGCCCTTCGGGTCGACGAAGTCCTCGTCGGCGAGCTTGGACCGTTCGGCCTGCGCCTTGAGCGTCTTGACGGAGTCGGCGACCGCGTAGGTACCGCCACCGATGCCGCCGCCGCCCTGGCTCTGCTCGCCGTCGCCGCCCGGGGTTTCGGCGCCGCCAGGCTTCTGCTTGGTGGGGCTAGGCAGGCGCCGCTTCGCGAACTCGGTGAACTCGTCGTCGGTCAGCCAGATGCCGGTGTCCTCGGCGGCCATCTCCTGGGTGTCCTGGCTGCCCTTGACGGTCCCGGGGTCGCGCTTCGGCTTCTTGCGGGCCTGGACCTTGGCGCGGTTCGGGACGATGGTGTCGCCCATCTCCTCGCTGATGGCCAGCACGTCGGCCGGATCGTCGCCTGCTTCGATGGCGCGGGCGGCCGCGTCCTGGTCGGCGAACAACTCCGCGTCGTTTTCGATCTTGGCGGTCCACTCCACGTCAGCCCAGTCGAAGTGGACGAGGGCGCCCGCGACCATCGCCGAGGAGGTCGTGCCGTCCACGTTCGGGTCAGACGAGTCGATCGGGGTCAGCTTCGCGTGCCCGGACAGTTCCGCGAACGCGGGGATGTGCACCAGGGTGGCGGAGGCCATCCGGCCGGAGCGGATCATCTTCAGCCGGGGACCGTCGAACGCCTCCTCGGCCATGACGGGGGAGCCGCAGCCGCAGTCGCCGCCGGTAGCCCCGGCGTGGGCCATCTTCGCGGCCTTCAGCTTCCCGGCCTGTTCCTTCTTCCACGCGGCGTACGCCTTCGGCTCGGGGACGTGCTCCACTTCCTGCTGGTCGAGGTCGACGGACGGGCCGATCACCTTGTTCTGGGTGAACTTCATGGCGGCCGTGGCGGCGTTGCGCACGTCGTCAGGCCACGACTCGTCGTCGTAGAACTCGCCCTGGGCGGGCAGCATGCCGCCCTTCTCCTTGCCGATCTTCGAAATGTGCCCGACGATCACGGCGTTGTTGTGGCCGCCGGAGTCGGTCGCGACGTACCGCAGCGGTAGCGGCAGGTCGCGGTGCCCCAGCGCGCCAGCGTCGAACTGACGGCCGTCGCCGGTCGGCTTGCCAATGACGGCCAGCGGCATCTTCCAGGCGGTACCCATGCGCTACCCCTTTTCGTTGCGCATCAGGTTACAGCCAGAGTGCGCCACTCTGGCCACCGACGATCAACGCCAGGCCGGAGACGACCAGCAGGGTGGGCAGCGTCAGGTCCGCCGCCAGTCCGATCATGTTCGCGAGCTTCCTCACTTCAACCTCCCTTCTGTCAGTCGAGATGGTACAGCCCTCCCGCCCCACTGGGCAGGAGGGCTGATTTGGCGGATGGCTTAGCGGTCGTAGCTCTCGGCGATGCGGATCAGTTCGCTCATGCCAGCCCGTGACCTGTTGATCGATTCCGGAACCGAGATCATGTCGTCGGGTACCAGGCGTGCGATGTTCTCCTGGCGCCACACCGCGACGAACGCGCCGCCGCGCCAGCGGAACACGTAGCCGCCCCGGTCGACCCGCAGCGTCTTCACCGGCCAGCCCCGTTACGGGATGCGGCGGTCAGCTCGCCCGTCAGGTCTTCCAGCTCACGCCGGTACTCCAGGTTGCCGATCCAGTGCGAGGGGAACGCCTTCAGCCCGTACGCGGCACCCGCCAGGGCGCCCGTGATCGAGCCGATGCTGTCCGAGTCGCCGTCGGTGAACGCCGCCCGGCGCAGGGCGTTGGTCGGGTCGCCGGGGAAGCAGAGCAGCGTGTGCAGCGAGCAGGTCAGCGCCTGCTCCGCGACCCAGCCGCCGCCCGCCACGTCGCACGGGTCCTGCTGCTTGTCTCGGGGCTTGCGGTAGATGCTCAGCAGGGCGTCGATCATCTCGTCCCAGCCGCGCTGGATGTACGCCAGCGGCGACTTCGGGGCGGGCTTGGGCGCCCGGGGGAGCAGGGGCTCCAACCCGGCGGCGGCGTCGTCCCACCAGTTCTTGTGGACCGGCAGCAACCGGGGCGTCTCGACCTGCCACAGGTGACCCAGCCAGTCGCCGTGGTACCGGTTGCGCTGGTCGTAGGCGTACGCCAGCAGGTGATCGATCAGGCCCTCGGTGGGCTCGGCGACGCCTTCCAGCAGCATCCGCACCGCGACGGCCGTCAGTTCGGCGGCGGCGAGGGCGGTGGGGTGGCCGTGAGTGATGGCCGCCTGAAGCTGCGACGCCTTGGCCAGCTCATCCCACGTCCAGTCGGTGCGCAGGGCCAGCGGGGAGACCCGCATGTTAGCGCCGTTGCCCTTGGAGTCGGGGCGGGTGGCCAGCAGCCACTGGGTGGGGTTGCGCCGGAGCCCGGAGACGGCGCCCATGCAGGTGGCTCCGGGGGCGCGCTGGCCGTCCATGCTCTTGGGGTCGCGCTGCCAGTTGATGAAGGCCATCACGAACCGGTCGGCCATCATCCGGGGGTCGAGGCGGCCACGGACCAGGGCGGCGTTCGCGACGGCGATGGACATCTGGGTGTCGTCGGTGACGATGCCCTGTTGCGGCTTGTTGAGGCCGACGGTGTGCCGGAACGGGCTGCCGAACTTGGCGAGGGTGCTGGCCTTCATGAACTCGGTCGGGCGGCCGAGGGCGTCTCCGTAGGCCAGGCCGAACATGATGCCGTGGCGCCGGTCCGCGATGGTGTCTTTGAGCTTCATCTGTGTTCCTCCTCCATGTATGTCTAAAGCATACAGCTACTTGACGAGCCTGTCAAGCCGGGCCTGGAGCACCCCCCGCAGCTCCTCGACATGCACCCCCCGCTCAGCAGCCGGGGTCAGCTTGTTCTCCGCGACCATCGCCGACACCCACTGCCGCGAGCAGTCGAGCACGGCCGCAGCAACCGTCTGCGTGCACGTCTGCTGGCCGTAGCCGCCCGCTGCGAACAGCAGGCGCCCCAGCGGGGTGGCCCAGAAGCCCGTCCCGCTGAGGTCGCCCGGGTCGACGACGCCGCGCACCTTGGCGATCGCGTCCGGGTCTTCGGCGCGCAGGCCCGCCTCCAGCGCCTCGGCGAGCGTCACGAGCAGCGGGTTGGCGGGGCGGGGCGTGCCGAACACGACGGCGAACCGGATGTGCAGCAGCGCCATCCGGTCGCACAGGTCCTTGACGGTGTCCTTCATGGTGTCCTCCAGAGACGGGAGAGCCCCGGCCGTCCGGCCGGGGCTCTCGGTGGGATCAGGCAGCGGCGCGCAGCAGGCGGCCGAGCAGGACGTGCAGGCGGGGGACGACGTAGGTGAAGACCGACTTGCCGTTGACCCGCTCGCTTGTACCCAGCGGGTTGCCGTCGGAGTCTTCCAGCAGCTCCGTGGTCATGACGAAGCGACCGGCGGTGGTCTGGCTGGTCGCGCTGCCGACGCGGCGGATGCGAATGACCTTCTCGGGGTCGGCCGAGTCGCACAGGATGGTCATGGTGGGCTCGCCGTCGAGGATCACGAGGTAGTGGGCGACGGTGCCCACGGTCTCGTCGTACTTGATCTCGTCTGCGGTGTGTCCGAGCTTCATGGCGTTCTCCTTGGGGTCTGTCAACCTTGTAAACCCATAGTAGACGCCACTTGACGGCAGTGTCAACCCTTCTTGGTGACCTTCTTCGCGGCCTGGGCCAGGGTCTGCTTCACCCGGGTCACCGGCCGTAGGGCGCGCAGGAACGTGCGCGCCTCCTTGCTGCTCATGCCCTTACCGGAGCCGGTCGGCTCATCCACCAGACGCAATTCCATGTCGCCGTAGTGCGAGTCCAGGTGCTCATACGGATTGACGTCAGCCATCACTTGTCTCCCACAATCCGCACCCGCATGAGGGTGTGCCCGCCGGTGGTCTTCTCCACGGACAGCACCTTGAACTTCGTTCCCGCCGCCAAGAGCATCTCGTTCTCCTGGTCCTTGAAGTGCGAGAGGCCGTTGACGAACGCCGCCGGGGTACCCGCCGGAGCCTCGATGATCAGTTGCAGCGGCTGGCCGGAGAAGTGCCCGCCCATGCCCGCCACGGTGGTCGAGGTGAAGCCGGGCTCCTGGAACGTCTTGCCGACCATCTTCGACGCGTTCGCGCCGTGGAACTCCGGGGGCAGGGCGTTCCAGCCGGTGCCGCGCTTCAGCAGCGTGTGCTGCCCGAGCGGCAGCATCGCGGACTGGATGTCGACCACGTGCTGCTTGGTGCTCTGGCTGTGGTGACTGCTGGAGCCGCGCAGGTAGTCGTTGTACGTGATGTACGCCGAGCCGGTGTACGACTTCAGGGCCGACCTCTGCTGCGCCGACCACTTGACCCCGTTCGCCTTCATGTAGGCGTCCTGGGCCTCCTGGGCCTGCGTCGAGGTCGCCGCCTTGAACGCGGTCGCGTGCAGGCTCTCATCGTGCGGGCCAGGCCCGGCCAGCTTCTGGACCTTCTCGCCGGGCGCGAGCGTGATGCCCTTCGGCAGGTCGATCTCGCCGTTGATCTGCTTGACGATCTTGGCGTCCGGCGTGCTGTGCTGCTCCGCCCAGGTTTTGCCTGCGGACGTGCCCAGCCAGTCGGTGACCTTCTTGTGCAGCATGCCGCTGTTCGCGACGCCGAGGCTCTGGGAGTGCGTCTCGTCGATGGTCTTCAGCACCTGGTCGACGGACAGCGGGTCGGACAGCCCCTTGCTGTGCGCGGCGGCGAGGTTGACGAGGTTGCCGAAGATGTCCTCGGTCGGGTCGGCCAGGTACTTGCCCTTGGGCATGGCCTTGAAGTCGGAGGTGATCTGCTTCTTCAGCGGGGCCGGGATGTGCGCGATCGAGGAGTCCCCGCCGCCGAGCTTGACGGGCTCGCCACTCGGAACGTTTTCGATCTTGGAGGTAGATGCCGCCGGAGCTGCGGGCGAACCCAGCGCGCCCAGCTTCTTCTCACTCGCAGTCTGATGCGCGACAGCGAGCTTCGGGCCGACCTTCGTCAGCAGGTAGTTCTTCCCCGAGGCGGGCTTGCCGTAGTTCGGAGCGTTGTAGCCGGTCGACTTGTAGTAGCCGCTCTCCGCCGCCGTCGACTTGACCGACGCCGTGTCCAGCTTCGGCAGGGCGCGCTTCTTCAACCCGGCATCGACACGGATCGCGTCGAGCCTCGCCTGCGCCGTCTTGTGCAGGGCGTTGAACTGCTTCTCCACGGTGAGCCGGTCCGCGACCTTCGCCTGCCAGGCGGACCATTCCGGGCTGCCGGTCACCTTGACGCCCGACTCCGGGTCGAGGGCCTGCAAGTTCAGGTGCGCCGTGTGCTCCTCGGCGTGCGCGAGCGCGACCTTGCCCGCCAGCACCTTCAGCTCGCCGAGGTCCATCGTCAGCGACGGGTACTGGGCGTGCGTCTTCATCTTCTGCTGGTCGGCGTACGACTTGAGCCCGTAGGTGACGGCCTTGCTGGCGTGCTTCGACCAGGCGCTCATGTACGCGTCGGCAACCGTGGTCTGGTCGAAGGCGGACAGCTTCAGCGGCTCGGCGGGCTTCAGATTCGCCTGCGCCTTCTCGGCGGCGGCCTCGAACGCGGCCTTCGCCTCGGGCAGCTTCTCCTGCTGGTGGTCCAGCGTCGTGCCCAGGTACGAGTGGCTGGCCTTCAGCATCCCGGCGTGCGCGGCGATGACCTTCTTGTCGTCGACGGACAGCGGATTGCCATGCTGGTCGATGCCGTCCAGGATGGCGTGGGTGTGCATCTGCTGGATGTGATCGTCGAGGTTGTGCAGCTCGGCGTTCGAGGCGTTGATCTGCGTGACGACGGAGGTGTAGGTGGCCATCTTCGCGGCCACCATCGGGTCGGACAGGACTTCCTTCGGGTACTTCGCGGCCTCGCTGCCGACCTTGGCCTCGCCCATCTTCTGCGCGTACTGCATCTCGCTGAGGGACAGGTTGACGTGCGGGTTGACGGCGAGATCCCCGAGCAGCACCTTCGTGCGGTCGGCGATCTGGGCCGGGGACATGTCGGCGACCGCCGGGGCGTTGGCCTTCTTGAAGGCGCCCTGAAGCTTGTCGGTCAGCACATTCTCGGCCTGCTTGGTGTCCGCCTTGAGATCGTCGAGGTGCGCCTGATCGGTCGGCGGCGTCTTGTGGTTGAGCAGGTACTTCCCGTAGTGCAGCAGGGAAGCCTTCTCGATGGGGCTCAGCGTGCCGCCGTCCACCTGGATCTTCTGATTGATCTTGTTGAACGCCTTCGTCTTCGCCGCCTGCACCGACTGCGCGTACGACTGCTTGGCGGCTGCCGTGCGCAGCTCGTCAATGGCGGCCTTGACGCCGGGCTGCCCCAGGATGGACGAGTCGTACAACTTCGTCTTCATGGCGACGAGGGCGGCCGAGTCATCTGCTGCGTTCAGCGCGTGGAAGCCCAGGTCGGGATTGTCCGCGTCGGTGAGCACCCCCAGCTGCTTCGCGGCGAGGAAGTGACCGGCCGGGCCGGTTTCGTCGGCGGCCTTCTTCGCCTGCGCGTCGGTGACGGAGTGGTCGTGCAGGTGCGTGGAGAAGTTGACGGCCTTCACTTCGGCCTTGGGCGCGGCGGGGGCTTCGCCCTGGAACTTCGCCACCAGCGCCTTGGAGGCGGCGATCTTCTTCGGGTCGAGGAACTTCGTCTGGGCCTTGGTCAGCTCGGAGACGATCTTGCCCTGCACGTCCGGCGAGAGGGTCTTGAACTCCTCGGCGCTCAGCTTCTCGTAGGCGACCAAATGGTTCTTCGACCACGAGGCGCCGGGGGCCGTGCCCTGCGCCATCGCAACGGCGTGCTCGACGTGCTTGGCAAGCGGCTTCGGCTTCTCGGCGGCGGGAACGACCTGCGGCTTCGGGGCTTCGGGCGGGGAGGCCTTGGGCTCGTCAGGCTTCTTCCAGACAAAGTCGAGGTGCTGGCCCTTGGCGATGTTGTGCTTGGTGCCGTCGGGGGTGGTGACCACGCAGTGGCCGCCGGGGGCCATGACGAGCTTGCCCGGGTGGCCGCTGCCCTCGAAGCCGACGGTGACCTTCTTGCCGCCGATCATCAGGTCGGCGGAGCCGTACTTCTGAATTATCTTGGCCACGTTGGTCGGCGTGAGGCTGGTGACGGTCGGGGCCTCCGCTTTGCCGCCGGTCGTGACGGCCGTCTTCGGCGTGGCCACCTCGGACAGCTTGAGCGGCAGCTCGGCCTTCGGCGCCTGCGCGACGACTTTGTCCTTCTCCGCCTGCGGCAGGGAGTCGAAACCCTTCAGCTTCTCGGTGGGGGGCGGCGCGGTCGACTTGGCGGCCTGCTCCATCTCCTTGAGGCTGACCTTCTGGTGAACCTTGCCGCTCGGCGTGGTGACGGTGCCGGGCGTACCGGGCTTCAGGTCGGCGGGCTTGTCGGCGAGCTTGGCCAGCAGCTTGTTGGCCTTCTCCTCCTGCACACCGAACCCGTTGATGCTGATCTTGGCCAGCTCGCCCCGGATCGACGCCTTGTCGGCGGCCGACAGGCCCGCCCACTGCTCGGGCGTGATCGCGGCAGCCTTGTCGAGCTTGTACTGCGGGGTGACCTTCTCCTGCCCGATGACGAACGCGATGCCGTGGCTCGCGAGGGTCGGCTTCTTCCCCTTCGGGCCCTTGGCGGCCGGGACCTGCTTCACGGCCTGGCCGAGCGACACCTTGCCCGGGTGGTTGTTGACGATCCCGGCGGCGTCGCTGACGGCCTTCCCGGCGGCGTGCGCCTCGCCGGTGGCGTTCTTCGCGGTCTGCCCGGCCTGCGGGTGCGGCTTCGCCACGATCGGGGCGAGGAGCTTGTGCGGGATCGGCTTGCCCTGGGCCTTCAGCGCCTCGATCTTCTTGACCCGGGCGTGGTTGGCCTTCTCGACCCGGGCGGCTTCGAGGGCGTGCCAGGCGCCGGGGGAGACGCTGTGCAGGGTGCCCTTCCAGCCCTTGCAGGGGCCGGGGTGCAGCGGGTTGAGGCAGGCGGTCAGCGAGCAGTCTTCGTGCGCGTCGTCGTCCTGGTAGAGGGCGGCCTGAATCGCTGCCGTACCGAGCTGGAGACCTGCGGCGGCCGAGAGGGAGTAGACCTCGGCGACGACCTCGGCGTCGGACTTGGCGGGCTGGCCAGTCATGAGCGCGTAGACCTTCGGATCCACGTTCTCGAAAGCCACCGTGACGGTCTTGGCCGAGCCCCCGAGCGTCGTCATGCCGCGAGCATAGCGGATCGTTTTTGATCTTCAGCGCTGTTCCGGACTGTTCCAGATCGTTCCGGATCGTTCGGAACAGTCAGCCCCGCAGCGCCCGCGCGACCCCCTCGACCAGGTCGATCTTCGGCTCGTAGTACCGCTTCAGCCGTGTCGGATCCCCGACCCGGTACGCGACCCCGGCGGGCTTGTCAGCCAAGTACTCGAAGCACGGCTTGTAGCCGACCTGATCGCAGGCGATATGCGCCAGCTCAGCCATCGACCACCCGACGCCGGTGCACAGGTTCACCGGCTCGGCGGGGTCGGCCTCCAGCACGGTCTGCGCCTGCACCACGGCCAGCGCCCCGGCTACCACGTCGTCGATGTGCATCCAGTCGCGCACCTGGTTGCCGTCGCCCCAGATCACGAACGGGTTCTCCCGGCGCCGGGCCCGTTCGATCAGCGCCCGGAACGGGAAGTTCTCCGACTGGTCTTCGCCGTAGCCGGAGAACGGCCGGACCACGGTGACGGGCAGCCCGGCCTTGCGGGCCTCGGCGGCCAGGCGTTCCCCGGTCAGCTTCGTCCAGCCGTACACCGAGTCGGGTTCCATGGCCCCGTCGAGCTTGATCAGGTTCTCGGCCAGCGACCCCATCGACGCCTTGGCCTGGCGATGGATCGGGTAGGCGGCGCTCGACGACAGGTACAGCACCCGGCCCTGCCCGGTGCGGACCGCCCAGTCGAACATGGCGGCGTCCAGCATCAGGTTGCGGGCGAAGTGCTGCGGCTCGCCGTCAATGGCGGCCCGGTGCGGTGCCGAGGCGGCGGCATGCACCACCAGATCCCAGCGCGCGGTGCCGCACCGGAAGTAGTCGAGGGCGTCGTGCCCGTCGGCGATGTCGATACCGGCGGTGGACCAGCCCTGCCGGTCCAGGGCGTCGATCATGTGACGGCCGACGAAACCGGCACACCCCGTCACCAGGGCCCTCACCGGCATGCCCAGATCTGGTACGAGTAGCCGCCGATCGGGCGGGTGTCGACGGTGGTGTGGATGTCCGGGTTGAACCCGGCGGCGCGGAGCATCCCTCCGACGGCTTCGGCGTCCCAGCCCCACACGTGTTCGGGGTTCTGGTCGTCGGTTTCGCCGTCGGGGGTGGACAGGAGCAGGCGGCCAGCCTTCGGCCGGATGGCGCGGAGCACCGCGTCGGGATCGTCGACGTGCTCCAGGGTCTCGGAGAGGATGAACAGGTCCACCGGGGCGATCTTCTTGATGGTCTGCTCGATGGGGCCGGTGTACGCGTAGCCGGGGGCGTAGTCGCCGAGCTGGAGGTGCGCGCCGTGGGAGTACTCCAGGCGGCGGGCGATCTCGGCGTTGCCGCAGGACAGGTCCGCGACCCGGCCCTTCGGGGGCAGTATCAGCCCTGCCATCGCCGAGGTGACGTCGACCCGGAACAGGTGGTCGTGCCACAGCCGGTGGTCGTGCGGCTTCGCGTACAGCTTCGCGAGCTGGTCGGCGGTGGGCATGGGGCGCAGGCGGGTTCGCATCATCGCAGGGCCTTCACCTTCGCCGCGTCGGTCGCCAGGTGGGGGGAATAGTCGAGGTACGCGGTCTGGTCGTGCCCGTACATCGTGGGGGCGTTGACCCGGGCGTAGCCCTCGTCCATGGGCGCCTTGCCCGCGAACGGGTGCAGGTGCTCGACCACCACGTCCGGCAGGTAGCGCAGGCACCCGGCGAGCTGGCCGAGGTCGCGCCAGTAGTTGTCGACGAACAGGTGGGTGAGTACCGGCGGGGCCATGTGGCCGAGCGCGCGCACGATGTCGGCGGTCATCGCGACCTGGGTGGGGATGCGCTCGCGCTGGAGCAGGTCGTCTCCGTAGACGATGCCGGTACCCAGCCCGTGTAGGGCGTCCAGGTAGGCGCGGTCCCAGCCGATGGTGCGCGGCCGGTGGTCGTCGCCCATGAAGGCGATGGCGAACGTGTCGGCGCTGACCCACCGGGCTGCCGCGTTGAGTGCGCCGACCATCGTCTTGACGCCGACGTTGATCCACACCGCTGCCGCCGGTTCGGGCTTGACCACCTCGTAGTATTCGCCGATTCGCGGGTCGTCGTCGTCGACGGCGAACGCGAGGAGCGTGTTCGCCGTGCAGGTTTCGTGGAGCGTCGCTGCGAGTTCTGCTGCGGCGGCCGGGCGGCCACGGGTGGGGACGATCACCAGCATCTCGGGATCAGGGTTCATGCGGAGCAGTGTAGGCCGGTCGCCTACGTGCCTTATGCCCTGCCCGCCTTCTTCAGGGTCTGGTTCTGCTGGGCGGTGCGCTGCGCGGTGGCCTTGGCGGCCTTCTGCTTGCGGTACGCGGCGGCGTCCTTCTTCGACATCTTCGCGATCTTGGCCTGCTCGCGGCGGCGGGCGAGGATGGCATCGGCGCGCTTGCCGAGGGAGTCCTTCTGCCGCTTGGCCCGCTTGTCGAGGGCGTCCTGCTGCTTGGTGTCCGACACGGCGGTCGACTTGGCCTTGGCGTTGACCCCGGCGGCCTGCTTGAGGGTCTGCTGGTGCGGGCGTAGCGCCTTGCGGTATCCGGCGATGGCCTTGCGGGCCATCGCGGCGAGCTTCGGGTTGGTGGCACCCTGCGCGGCGACCTGGGCGGCCTGGGCGATGGCCTGATTGAGGCCGGTGACGGCGGTCTGCGCCACCTGGACGGGGTTGGCCTTGGTGGCGTCGGTCTGGCCGGGTTCGGTCTGGCCGCGCTTCTGACCCTTGCACAGGCCGGGCTTGTGGGTCTGCATGCAAAACTGGCCGTCGGTGCACACCTCTTGCATGAGGGTGGTCGAGGCGGTCAGCGCCTGGCCACCGTCCTTACGCCACGCCGTACCGGTCCACCGGTCCACCTTCGTGATCTCGTCGTTGTTCTTGCGGACGCTGGCGCGGGCGTTGGGCAGGTGCCGGGCGTCCACGGGGATGACGGCGCGGCCGTCGGCCCACATGACCCGGTGGGTGGCGGTCTTGCCGCAGTACATGCAGCGGCCCGGTCCGGCGGCCTGGGCGAGGGTCATGGAGGCGCCGAGGTACTGGCGGTTGCCCATCTCGGTGGGCTCGTTTTTGATCTCCAGCAGTTCGACGCACCGGCAGTTGACGACCTCCTTGGCGGGGGCGGTCGGGTCGTGCGGGTGCATCAGCTGGAAGCCGCCGACGATGAACGGCTGCCCGAACGGGACGGTCTGCCCGTCGGCTTCGACGTGGTCGGGCCGGGTGCGGGCGTCTTCGGTGGCGAGCCAGCGCTTCACCCATTCGGTGCCCGGGTCGTTGGCGACGATCATGGCGAAGGCGTCGTTCAGCCCACCGTTGTAAGCGCCGACGACCTCGGTTCGTGCAACGGTGCGGGCTCGGCCCTTCCAGGTGGGGATGCTGGTGTCGGAGAACATCTGTTCGACCTGGGCGGTCACGTCGGGGATGCTTGCGCCGTTAACTGTTGCCGAGTCAATGATCTGGGAGACCAGCCCGTACACCTGGTCAGGCACCGCGTTCAGCCGGTTCTCCCGCTGCGCGATCCAGTTCCGCACGAACGGCCGCGACTCGAACAGCGTGGCGTCGGCGAACAGATCCTTGTACGGCGCGGCCAGCACCTCGGCCGCCACCTGGGCGGTGTACTTCGCGGTCAGCGCCGTCCACTTCGGCGTCTGGGAGAAGACGGTCAGCGGGTCGGGGACGAGGCCGAGGGTGGCGACGCCACCGGCGAACATGGCGACCTTCACGGCGGCCATCCACTCCAGCATCATCTCCAGGTACGCCTCATACAGGGGCGGCTCGTACTGGGCGAACACCTCGGCGGCGGCCTGCTTCTGCGCGGCGGCGTCAGGCAGGGTTGTCGGCTGGGCCATCGGGGGCCTCCTTGTCGATTCCCAGGGCGAGCCCGTACGCCGGGTCGGTGAGCACCCGGTTGACGGTCTCCAAGCGCCTGCGCTGGCGCTCGACCAGCGGGTGGCCGTCGGTCAGCCCGAGGGCCAGCAGGGCGTCCAGATCCTGCTGATAGCGGGTCTTGTCCTGCTCGAAGTCTTCGCGGGTCCAGTTCACTGCCGCCACCACGCGATGAGCATCAGGGTGGCTCCGTCGGCGATGAGGGCGAGGGCCAGGACGGCGATGACGGCGAGGATCCCGTGCGTGTTCCAGTCCGTCGGAGGGGTGATTGTTACGGGCCGTGACCGGCGGTGGGTGCCAGGCCCGGGATTCGGGCACTCGTACTGGCGAGTAACAACCTTTTGCCCGTTTCCCGTCACGCTGCGTACACCAGGACCAGGGACGTACGGCACGTCGATCACGGCACCAGCTCCCCACGGGTGGCCAGCAGCGTCGAGCGCAGCAACTCCGGGTCGTGCGCCACGCCCCGGGTCATCAGCTCCGTGCAGTAGCCGCCCAGCAGCTCCTCCAGCGAATCAGCGTCCACACCCAGTGCCAGGGCCTGCCCGCGCACGTGCGTCCACGCACCGGCCAGCAGGGCGGGCACGCGGGCCTGATCCGGGACGACCCGGGTGTGCAGCTCATGCTTCGGCACCGGATAGCGGGCGCGCTGCGGTCCGGGCACCAGACGCCCACCGGCCAGCTCCAGGGCGCGGTGCACGGCGGCATCGGCGATCCAGAACAGCGAGTCCTCGTTCATCTGGCGCACGCTGGCCACGATCCCCGACGCGGCGAGCTGGCCCAGCTTCTGCTTCTTCGGCAGCACGTTGCCCGCCACGGCATCGGCGACGGACGGGAACTGCGGCAGGCCGCGCTGCCCGGCGTCGGCCGGGGTCGTCCCGGCCGTGTCGTAGCCGGGGTCACCGGGCATCAGGTCACCCGCACCGGGCAGCTGCGGCGGTGTGGGCGGCGCGGGCATCGAGATCGGCGGCAGGCCGAGGATCTTCTGCACGGCGGGGTCACCCGCATAGGCGGGCTGCGCCAGCACCAGGGCCTTGACCAGGTTGTATTCCAGCTCCTTGGCGTCGGGCGCGTCGTCCTCGGTGAACGAGGCGTTGGCGCGGGCCGCCTTGCTGGAGATCAGTTCCTTCTCGGCGAACTGGAGGGCCTGGTCGGAGCGGTTCGGCCGCACGGTGAGGGCGGCGATGTCGAACCAGAGGGTCATCTTCTCCGGGTTGGCGACGCCTGCGGCCTTGAGGGCGGGCTGGAAGTAGCCGATGTTCAGGGCGTCGGCTAGCTGGATCAGCAGCGGCTCGATGTGGACCTTGATCGAGGATTCTTCGATCTGCCAGCTGGACCAGTGGTTCGACTTGCCCATGCCGGACAGCACTTCGGGCGGGATATCCAGGCCCATGCCGAGGCGGGTCACGGCGTCAGTGCGCATCTTCGAGATGTGCTCGGAGATGGTCGAGTCGAACGTCAAGTGTTTGATCTTGTCCAGGGCCTCCACGGCGACCTGGAGGATGATCGGCACCACGGCGGCGGCGTTGTCGCGCTGCTGCATCGACGTGGCCATGGTCCGCTGGAGCAGGTCCGCGAAGCCCTCCACACCCGTACGCTGCGGAACCCCCGGGTTCTCCCCCGGCGTCTTCGGGAAGTCGATGTTGTCGGGCAGCAGCAGAATCCCGGCACCGGCCAGACGCGAGTCCAGCTCGGCGAACACCCGCTTGGTGCACTGCTCCATCTCGCGCAGCACCGGCAGGATGGCCCGCACGGTGGAGTCGGCGGCGTCGTAGCGGCGCGGGTGCGGATTCCAGGCCCGGATCAGCAGGTCCGTCTGCGGGTTCAGCTTGTACTGCCCGCCGCCGTGGGTGATGGAGCGGCGCACCATGATGTCGTCGCCGCGCCGGTACACCTCGGACGAGGAGCACACGTACCACTTGTCGCTGCTGGGCTCGCCGTTCTGGGCCTTCTGGTAGCCCTCGGCGACGATGAAGACGTCCCCGGCGACCATCATATTGATGCCCATCAGGCGCTGGGCCTGCGCTTTCGCGGCGGGGGAGCCGAACATCGTCTCGGCGATCAGCTTCGCCTTGGGGTCGGTGACCTCGTCGCCGACCACCCCGTCGTCGGTGACCTGGGCCGCGTACATGCGGCAGCGGGAGACGGCGTTGCCGATCCAGTTGACGACGAAGCGCATCTCGCCGCAGATGTCGTAGTGGCGCCACGCCTCCCACTGCCAGCGGTGGTCGCCGAGCTTGAACATCTGCCAGCTGGCGGCGTCGCCGAGGTTGATGGGTACGGCGGCGCCGATCAGGGAGGCGCGGCGTTCGGCGGCTCGCTGGTCGAGGGCCGGGTTTCCGGTGGGGCCGAGCGTTCCGGCGGGTACGACCTTCTTCCTGCCGAACGCCACCTACATCACCCCTTCACGCGAGCCAGCGCACCGGCCGCGCCAGACAGGGCCAGCCCGAGGGCGGGCACGAACAGCCACGGCGAGTCGCCGTAAGCGTAGATGATCGCGGCTGCGGGGATGGCCAGCCAGATGGAGACGCACCAGGGGCAGAGCAGCAGGTAGGCGAGCATGTTGTGCTTGCGCTCCTTGAGCGCTTCCACGACGGCTTCGCGGGGGCGGGCGGTGATCATGTCCATCGTGATCAGCACGATGAGGCGGGCGAACGCGAGCAGGTAGATGAGGTAAACGACAGAGGAGCCGGGCATGGCCACCATCGTAGGTGGTCAGCCCGGCTCGGCGTGTATGCGCCTGGCGGTCAGTCAGGGATCAGTGCGTCGAGGAACACGAGCAGGGCGGACTTGAGTCGTTCGTCGATACCGAAGACCGCTCCCGGGATCCACGGGTGCTCCTGGTCGACTTCGCGGCGCGCGGCCTGGGCGGCCTCGGCCAGAGCCCGGTCGGACAGGAACGCGGCGACGGGGCGCATCTCCACGTCGAACGACCAGTGCTCGATCGCCTGCCGCTGGGCGAACGCGTGGTGCTTGACCAGTTCCTCCGCGACGTCGACGTACGTGGCGGCGTGGTCGTCGGGGACATCGAATACGACTGTCAGCTTCATCGGGTGATCCCTTTCGAGTTGTCGGCCCACGACTGGCCGATCCGCTTCGCCAGCTCGGCAGTCCGGCGGTCCGCGCGTCGGTCGCTGACGTGGCGGAAGAGGGCGCGGACAGCGAGGGCGACGATAAGCAGGGTGGGGATGATCCACCAGTAGGGGTTGCTGTCGCATCCGTGGGCGGTGATTCCGGTGAGCGCTTCGATCTGCATTTTCGTCTCCCTCTCGATCTGTCTGTGAACAGCATACAGCCCGCTTGACGTTGCTGTCAAGCGGGCTGAGCTGGCACTTCCGACGGATCAGTAGTCCTCGTTCTTCGGCGCGCCGTCCTCGTCATCCTCGTCGACCAGGGTCAGGGTCAGCCCCATGTCGCCACCCGGGCGGGCCGACATGACGATGCCGATCTCGTCCGGCGTGATGGTGACCTGCTTGGAGCGGGCCATGACACCAGCGGCGGCGGACTGCACGGTCTCGTCGTCGTCGCCCTCGAAGACGTTCACGTCCAGGCGGGCAACCCCGCCCACGGGCACGTGGACGGTCTTGTGCACCAGGGCGGGCAGCGGTGCCAGACCCATCGAGGCGAGCGCGGCGACGGCGTAGCTGTGACCCCAGCCCTGCTCGGAGACGCCCTGCTTGAGCATCTGCCGGATGTCGTTCTTCAGCGCGTCCAGGCCGGGCACGGTGCCCTGCTCGGGCAGGTCTTCCGGGCCGCTGAAGAACGTCGGCGTCTCGCCGTTGAACGCGACGTCGTACACGCCGTCGCAGTGGCCGTCGGTGATCTGCCCGGCGGCGCCGACGCGGGCGACCTCCTGGTTAAACTTCTCCAGCGCCTCGGCGCGGGTGCTGGCGTGGACCGTCTTGCCGAAGACGCCGGTGACGGGCACGTTGATCTGGTACTTGGCGCCTCCCGCGACGGGCTCGGCGCCGAGGCGGATCAGCCAGGTGTTGACCCAGTTGCGGTCGATGTGCCCGTACCGCACGGCGGCGGCGGCGTGCTGGGTGATCTCCTGGCGCAGGCCCTGGGCCTGTACCGCCTCGGCGAATGCGTCCTGGTCCTTCTCCATGCTGTTCTCCTCCTGGTTGACTGTCAGCCTATAGCATACACCCAGCTTGACAGGGTTGGCAAACGGCGGCAGACGCAGGACTCGAACCTGCCCTTCCGGCCCGAAGACCGGCGTGCTCCCAGCTACACCAGAACGCCTTGTAGGCCCCCTCGGGAAGGTTCGCTACCGGCCCGCCTTCAAGCCCGTGATCTCCGGCGGGGCCTCCTCACTCCGGCGATGGGGCTGCCGTGCGACCGAGGGGGCCGAGACACATCCCCGGGACTTGCGTCAGGGGCGCCGGGGATGGACACGTGCTCCTGGCGGACTCGAACCACCTCGCCTCCCCTCATCGGGTGAGGCTTTGCCTGGCGATGGCGGGCCACTCGGCCTTCAATAACCATCGGAGCGAGTCATGATCGAAAACGTCGTGCTGTTATGCGTTGGCCTGCTCGACCGGCTCGTAGCAGGCGGCGGTGCACGGCGCGTCCAGGTGGGCGTGCGCCGGACCGATTCGCCTCGCCTCCAGGATCTCGCCCTTACCGAACCGGCCGCCGTCGATCCGGACCTCCCCGATCTCCAGGTCCACCGAGACGGTGAACTCGCGCGAGTTCAGGTACCGCTTGCAGTGGTCGTACAGGTAGTCGGCCACCCGGTTCTCATCGTCGGCGAACGCGGCCGGGACGTACACGGTCAACGCGGCCTCCGGCGTGGTGCCGGACCGGCCGATCCGCTCAAACTTCACGATCAGGTCGCTCATATCTCCTCCTATGACCACCAGCGGCCTCGCGGGCGCCGGTTGAAGAACCAGTTCCAGGTGATGTAGCGCGGCACGCACCACCTCGACGGAACACCGCCGACCTTCACGACCCTCACGCAAACCGCGCGGCGAGCAGCCGCACCGACATGAAGGCGTATCTCTTCGCCAGACGGAACCGGCCGCGCTTCACGGACCTCACGGCGGCGACCATCGGGCAGCAGCTCGTGTCCCCGCTATGGCCCGTGCCGCCGCCGGAGCTGGTCGGCCGGTACGCAGGACCAGGCCCCACACCACCACGGGACCGCTGCCGGTGAGGCGGGCGGGCGGCACCCTGCGGGCGTGACTGCCTGCGCCTCCTGTCGTTCCCCATCGCTACTCCTCCTCGACCTCGGTGACCGGACCCCAGCGCAGCACCTGGCTCCAGCTGACGCCGGTCTCCCAGCCCACCGCACTCCAGTAGTGGCCCTCTTCGCCCATGCGCGTCCAGAGCGTCCCCGTCCGCGTCTTGACCTTCCGCACGCCGGGCGGCGGGTCGGTGAGCCGAGGCCAGGTGCGGGGCACTACGTCCTCTGTCCGCTGGCGCGGGCCAGCCGGGCGGCGATGCCGTTGACCTGCTTGGTGCTGGCGTTGGCGGCGATGGCCTTGCCGAGCGCCGCCCACAGCTTGTCGACTGCGGTCATGATCTCCTCCTCCTTGAGTTACGTGGTAGGTCGCCGGGACACGGGTCCACGCCGTGGCCACGGGGGACACCCCTAGGTGCATCCCGGCGACCCGCCGACCAGCGCTTTTCCGTTCGGGTGTCGCACCCGCACCGTACTGGCTGGTCGACAGCACCCAGCGTTTGCTCCGCCGCAGGGGCGGGGGCATCTCTGCCCGGGTGCATCCGTGGGGACGGGAGGTATCGAACCTCCGGACCTCCGCCTGAGTCATGCCCGGTGATCAACCCGGTCGGCCGATTTGGCGGCGCTCTATCCGCTGAGCTACGTCCCCGTGTTCAGTTGTTGATCGAGGGGCGGGGGTGTCGGCCCATGCGGTCGCTCACCTGTGTCCCCGATGCCTCGGGTGAGGTGGTTCCCCGCCCCTCGACCTGTTACCAGCTGGCCTCTCACCAGCCCTCCGCCGATATCACTGGGCGGTCCGCGCCCCGTCTTTCCGGGGTGTCTGAGGGGTGCGGCAGGGGCGGACCCTTACTGCTTCAGCGCACCGCGCCCTCTCGTGACCCTGGACGGATATGCGCCGCCGACCTCCTGCCGTGAGGCAGGTGCTCTATCTGCTGAGCTACAGGGTCCGCCACTTGCTCATGGTGGCGGCGTCGGTTGGCGGCGGGGTGAGCAGTCATCGAGTCCGTTAGCCAGGTCTTCGTCTGGTCGCTTGTCGTTGACACCCGTCGTTCCTTCGCGAGGGGAGAGCAGGTCCTGCCCCTGCATATCTGACGGTGCTGTCCATGGATGCTTCCGGCTGCATTGCCCGGACACAGCTTGCTCCGTCAGCGCTCTGCGTTGAGCTACCTCCCCGTGCCGTGCCCCACCCCGCCGCCGGGCCGTCGCCGTAGCGGCGAGGTGGGTACCATTTCTCGCTTGGGTCAACCTCCGTCGGGGTGCACAGCTAGGCATGGCTGCCTCCGTGGGAAGAGCAGGAGTTGAACCTGCACCGATCCATACCGCCGGAGGTCGTAACTTCCCCGACGGCAGCGGGATTGCTCTGCCAGTTGAGCTATCTCCCCGTGACCGGCTAGTAGATCACCCCTGGCCGCCGGTCCGAGCCAGGGAGAGCTTGCTACTTCTTGTCGCCGCCCTTGAAGACCACGATGATCTTCCCGAGGATGGACTTGTCGGAGGTCTTGCCGTCACCGGCCGAGGCGCCGTGGCCCTTCGGGTGTCCGGTGCCGCCGAAGAAGCGGTTGCTCGACTTGCCGGACTCCTTGCCGACGTACTTGGTCTTCCTGGTCACGCGTCTCCTCCAAGAGCGGGCGGGTGGTGGGACGGGGGTGCTAGACGACGACGGGGGTTTCCTCGGTGGTGCGCTTCGCGCTGGTCGTGTTGACCTGCACCGGGGAGAGAACGATCGTGCCGTCGTCTTCCTTCTCGACGGTGTAGAAGTCGCCTTCGGTGGCGATGCCTTCGAGCTGGACGCGGCCACGGGTGCCGACCTTGTAGAGCGAGAGCACGGATGTTCCTCCAGGGTATGTGCCGGGGTGAGGGGACCGGGTGGGCCCTACCTCCCGAGCGGGATCGCTCGGGTTGACAGACCGGGGAGGCGTGAGCCAGACCCGGTCCCCTCCGTCTACTGTGACCCTACACCATGCGCCACAGCGGGCGAGGCCGACACAGCGCATGGGGTTTGCGGGTCACGGCGGGCCAGGATCTCGGCCCGGAAGTGGCTGAACAGGTTCTCCCAGTCGCAGTCGGCCGGGTGGCCGTCGAAGTCGACGCCGGGTGTCCGGGCGGCGAACATGCCGATCAGCCAGGCGCGTTCGCCGTCGGTGGTCTCGTTGTCGCCCATCAGGGTGTCGGCGATGGGGCTGTGGTGCCACGGGGAGATGAGGTCGTATCCCAACGCCTGGTCGTTGACGTCGAGGTGCTTGGTGATGAGTTGCGCGACGTGGCGGTTGAGCGTGTCGGCGATCCCGGCGTCCATTCAGTGCACCTCGACCATCTCGTAGGAGCCGACGGTGTGCACGTCGGTGCTCTGGTCGCAGGCGACGGTGAGCAGGACGTTCGGGGATCCCTGCGGGTGGAAGGACTGCTTCAGCACGCCGTGCACCTGCTCGCCCTTGACGTTGCGGAACTTGACGACGTGTCCGGCGTAGGCGCCGTTGCTCTGGCCGATCTGGAATGCGTTCCAGGTCTTCATGGTGTCCTCCCTGGCTGGTCTGTCGTGTCTCAGCTTAGTCGCCCCCTCGTGCACTGTCAACCCTTGGTAGACGGTTCCGTAGATTAACGCTTGACACCCGGGGATCATGAGGGACCATAGAGGGAGGAGGAGCCACCCGACAGGAGGGGCGCGATGGGCGCGCAGACGCTGGAGAAGGAAACGTTCGAGCTGCCGACGGTCAACCCGTGGCGGCGCCTACCGACCCCGCCGAGCCGCGAGCAGGTCCGCTTCGCCATCGACCTCTGCCGCTCCGAGCTGCCCTACGCGGAGCGCGTCGCCACCGTCCGCAGCCTCTCCGTGCTGGACAGCCAGGCCATCTCAGAGCTGATCGACCGGCTCAAGGATGTGCGGGCGAAGCGCCTGGCGCGGCTGCGGCGCTCCCGGCGGCGCCGGAGGTAGCATCGGCTGGACGTGAAGGGCTCGGTCCTCCCCCCGTGGGGCCGGGCCTTTCACCTTGCCCGGGGACGGGAACGCCCCGAGCCCCGGGGGCGGGGTAGTCGGGGCGCCTTGAGTGTCGCAGCACTGCCGCGATTCATCCCGGTTGCCGATCCGCGAGGCCGTAGCCGTGCTGGATCATTCTCCTCGGGAAGCTTAGCCGTACGGGGAGCTGGAGGGCATCCAGTCGTTGGGCGACGGGGCGGCGATGCGGACCAGCTTGTTCTCCTTGCCCATGAGGAACAGCCCGGCCTGCACGAGGGCGTCGATCCGGTCGGGGCTCTTCGCGTCCTCGGGCACCCACGTGCACATCTGGTCTTCCAGCTCGATGAACGTGCCGACGTGGTGCCAGCGGTTCTGCTCGTAGCGGGAGGCGACCGGCTCGGCGCGCAGCTTCTTACCCGCCAGGGAGGTGACCTCCTTGACCGGCGGGGGGCCGGGCTCGAACAGGCCTTCCTTCTGCATCTCGGCGTAGGCGTCGGTGACGACCTGCATGAGCCACTTCTTGCCCATGTTCGTCTCGATGATCAGCCAGGTGGCGTCGTAGCGCAGGAACATCTCCCAGGCACGGCGGGCGGCGGCGTGCCCGACGATCTTCTTGGTCCAGTCGGCGAGCACGTAGTCCTCGTTGCCGTGGTCGCGACCGCAGGCGAGCAGGCCGGTCTCGTCGCCCGCGCCGGTGGCGCCGGGGTCCATGGAGATGACGACGGTCTTCAGTTCGGGCAGCTCAGGCGCCTTGATGCGGTTGTTTTCGATCATGGTGCGGGACCACAGGGCGCCCTCGATGTCTTCGAGGAGGTACCCGTACAGCTCCTGGAGTCCGGCCCGGGTGCCCTCGTAGATCTTCTTCAGCTCGTCGACGACCTCGCGGGAGAGGTTCGCGATGTTGTCGAAGATCGAGCCGGTGGTGATGACGATCGTGCCGTCGGTCTCGTGCTGCCACTTGATCAGCAGCTTGATCGGCTTCGGGGTGGTGGTGACCACGACGCGGGGGCGGTCGTTGATCAGCGGGGCGCGCATCGACGGGAGGATGCCCTCGAACCAGGCGCCCCAGGTGTAGCGCCACTTCGCCAGCTCGTCGAGCCAGGCCCCGGCGGCGTTGTAGCCACGGCCGACGTCGTCGTTGTCGGCGCCCTCGAAGTAGATGATCTGCCCGGAGTTGAACTCGATCATCAGCTTGGGGCTCTTGCGGTACTCGAAGTCGCGGTGGTTCTCCATGCCCATCCGGCGCAGCACCGACAGCAGGCCGGAGTTGCCCTCGATGCATGCCGTACGGCAATCGTTCAGGGTCTCGGCGATGCACAGCCACTCGGTGCGCTGCCCGAAGGCGTCTACCGGGTGCTCGAACACGCGGTCGAGGAGGTCTTCGGCGCCGGTGCGGGTCTTGCCCCAGCCACGGCCGGAGCGGATCAGCCAGACCAGCCAGTCGCCGGGGGGGCGGAACTGCTCGGGGCGCCCGAGCCACCACCAGGCGCCCTTCTGGATGTCCTCCAGCGTCTCGCGGTTCTGCTCCCGTAGCCAGGTCCGGCGCAGGGCTTCGGGCAGCAGGGCCAGCTTCTGGGCGGCGGACAGGCTCATGATCGGAAACTATCCGGCGGCGGCGAGAGCTTCCAGAAGGATCGCCCTGACCTGCTGATGCTTCTCAAAATCCAGTTCCGGCAGCCGCGCAGCAAGACGCTTCGCATCGGCAACGATCTGCAACTGATGAAGCTCCAGGCGGATGCGCTTAGCTCCGCCCTCATCCCCAATTCGGACGGCGGTACCGAGCCTTCCCCGGGCTTTGCAGACATCGGGGTCAACGTTCTTCGTTCCGGGCATGAAAACATCTTACATGGATAACTTGCGGTGCCCGGAGGTCGCCCGGCCGCCCGGCACTCGGGCGACCTCCGGCCGCGCTCGCCCTCACTGCGGAGGAGGTGCAGGAAGGGCGGCGTCCAGCTCGCGAGTCGCCTCCTCCGCGCTCGCGGTCAGCTCCTGGAACCCGGCGGCGATCTGCTCCGGGCTCATCCGCTGCACCATGGCGTCCAGGGTCTTCATGATCTGGTCGTGCTGCACACCGACCTCGACGCGCATCTCCGACTTACCGGCGGCGTCGGTCTTGGTGCTGGCGGCCACGGTCACCGTGGTCTGCGCGGCGGTGGCGCCCTTGTTCAGCGTCTCCAGGCCCAGCGCGGCGCGCTCGATGCGGGCGGCGGTGTCGAGCATCAGCACCAGGGCGTGAGGGCTGATCGCGTCGATGTTGAGGGTCTTCAGCCGTTCCAGGGCCTTGTCCATCAGCGCGCGGGCGGCCTTGGAGTGCTTGCGGGCCATCTCCTCGCGGGCGTCCTGGAGCCGGATTGAAGCTATGCGGTCCTGCTCGGCGTCCCACAGCCCGGCCCGCGCCACCCACTTGCCGTAGCGGGCGATGCGGGCGACGCTGCCGTACTTCAGCGGGCTCATCGAGGCGAGCTGGGCGACGGTGCGGATGCGGCCCATGTCCCGGTACATCAGGAACAGGCCGTGGTTGCGGGGCAGTTCGCCGGGCTGGCGGTCCCAGGCGTCGATGGACGGGTCCAGCTCCAGCTCCCGGCGGGCGAGGGAGTCGAGCACTTCGGGCGTACGGCTGTGGTCGTTGCTGGTCTTGCGGTTCCGGCGGGTCATGGGCTCCTCCTACGAGGGCCAAGCCTACGGGACGCCCGGGGACCTACTCGTCTTCGCCGAACAGCATGCGCCAGAGCCGCCGCATGGCGAGGTTCTTGGTGCCGCCGCCGACCTCCATGTTGCGGGAGGGCACCTTGCCGGTCGCCTTGTACGCCTTGGCGGCGCCCTGCGCTGCCTTGCCGCCGGTCAGCTTACCGTCGGACCGCTTCTTGTTGGCGGGGTTGCCCATGACCTCTTCCTCCATGATCAAAAACGATGGGATGATGCGTGCTGGTCAGCGGATCTCCACGGACCGGATGTAAAGGTCCGGGAAATCCTCGTCGTCCTCCCAGGCCAGGACTCTCGTACCCGGATAGCGAGGCTTGCCGATCAGGCCAGCCCTGACCGCCTCGGCCACCTCCTGCTGGGCGAACAGCTCGACCAGCTCGTGCGCGCTGTACGGATCGACCCGCGACGACCACAAAGCCCAGGCCCTCATACGCCGGGCCAGAGCAGCCAGGCGGGAACGTCGAACACGCTGACGATCATCGCCGCGCCGTCCGCCCACATCTCGGCGTCGTCGGCGATCAGCGGCGGGATCTCCTCGGCGCCCAGGCGGCGGCCGGTGGCCCGGTAGACCAGGGCGTCGGTACGGCCCCGGTCCATGGCCTTCTCGCCGTGCCATTCGTACAGCCAGGCGGTGAACCCCTGCGGGGACCAGCCGGACCAGACGATCTGTGCGGGGGCGGCCAGGTCGGGCGGCAGGAAGGCCACCTCCTCGCCGTCGAACGGCCCTCCGAGCAGCAGCAGGCGCGCGCAGATGCTGGACGGGGTGTGCGGCCAGGCCCAGTTAGCCACGCTCGGTCTCCTCGATGGACGGGCGGGGCGGGTCGGTCAGCTTCCATGGCTCGCGTCCGGCGTCGAGATCGAGGCGGTCCCGGACGGCGGACACCGCCGACCAGTTGCGATCGCGGATGGCTCGGGTCAGGTTGTCGGAGAGGTCGGCGGCCTCGGGGTTCATCGGGCTCTCCCGTCATTTTCGATCATGATGCGCTCGGGGCAGCGGGTCCACCGGCAGGGATCCTCCCGGAACACGTGCTCGTACATGTCGGCGTAGCGCTCCTCGTAGAACGCCCACTGTTTCGTCCCGCCCTGATGGCCGCAGTGCGAGCGCACCCACCAGCTGAACGAGTCGTCGCGGGGCAGGCGCTGGTCGGCGGGCCACTGCCCGTCGGGCATGGGGCGTTTCAGCCAGACCACGCCGGGCTGAGCCGACGTGGTGCCCTTGCCCAGCCAGGTGTTCGTCTGCGCGGCAACCCGCCGCTCCGTGGGGAGCGGCGGGTGCTGGCGTTCCTGGTTGCGCTCGTGGCGCTTGCGGCCCTCTGCGGTCACGACCACTCAGGCAGGGCGGTGGTGCGGCGGCGCTGGTTGTACAGGTTGGTGATGACCCGGGCGACCTGCGTGGACAGGTTGCCGGTGCGGGTGAACATCTGACCCCGGGCGTTGCCGACCAGCCCGTCCGGGCCGCCGGGGACGCTGGCCAGGCGCTTGGCCAGGTCTCCCAGGTCGACGTCCCGGCCGTACTTGGCGAGCATCCGGCCGACGCCCTCCATGAGCGCGCCCTGCACGGCGGCGGGGCGGTGCCCGTACGCCAGGGTCAGCACGGCCAGGGCGCCATCGGCGGCCTCGGGGTTCAGCGAGTACACCCGCTCCAGGCTGGCGATGGCGGATAGGCGAGCCTCGACCGCGCCGGTGCCGACCGACCAGCCGTGATCCTTCAGGAACCCGGCCAGCCGCAGCGAGGCGGCATCCTGCTCCACGCAGCGAACCAAGAACTGGTCGATGCGGGACGGCTTCTCGGCGGTGTTCAGCATCCGGAACAGGGCGGCTTCTTCGGGCACGGTCAGCCCGTGGTACTCCATCGTCGGGATGGCGCCGGTGTAGGCGGCAGACTCGGCGGCCCGGTAGCGGTGCTGCCCGTCGATCACGTGGATGCGCTTCGGCGAGCGGTACGAGGTGGTCAGCACGCCGAGGGCGTCGGGCCGGAAGTTGTCGGCCATCGTCGCGACGCGGGACTTCTTCAGGCTGCGCTGCACGTTGGGGTCGACCCACAGGTCACCCACCTTGCGTTCGACCATCTCGTACGTGACGCGGTCGGGGTTGGTCGGCCTCGGGTTGCTCACTGGTTGCGCTCCTTCATCTGCTTGATCATCTTTTCCAGCTCACGGCGTACAGCCGTGAGGCGAGTGTGTGCCGGGGCGATCTGTTCCCAGGTCAGCTCGGCGTTGGGCGGCCCCAGCTCGACGAGCCCGGCCACCAGGCCCTCCATCTGCGGCAGGGACTTACTCCAGGCGGTCAGCTGGCGGGCGGCGGGGGCCGGTTCGACCGCGACGACCGGGCGGGGGCGGGTCACGGTGTTCCGGACGCCCATCAGCCGCTGGTAGTTGGGCCAGACGCTGGCGCCCTTGTCGATGTCGGCCATGATCTCGCGGGCCAGCTCGCGCTTGTCGTCCGGCGCCTCGGTGGTGCCGTAGCCGGTGTGGTAGATGGCTTCGAGGCGGTAGGCGGTGGCGGCGGAGATGCCGAACGGCTCGCAGATGATGCTGAGCACGTAGTCCTCGCTGCGGGAGCGGATCCGGCCCGGCTTACGCGTCCCGGCCTGCGTCGCCCGGCGCAGCTCGACACCCCGGCGCCGGGCGGCGTCGGCGCGCTTGGCGGCGTTGGGTGCGTCGAGACGGCGCAGCAGCTCCCACAGGCGGCACACCTCGCTCCACCTCCACGGCAGGGCGAGGTCGTCGTCCTGGTTGTCGGCGAGCATGCGCTTCGCGGCGTCTTCGATGGTGTCGACGAAGACGGCCTGCACCCGTGGCTCGTCCAGCAGCAGCAGCGCGCGCAGCCGACGCCCGCCGGAGATGATCGTGCCGTCTTTCCAGAGGGTGATGGGGCGGCGTAGACCGCCGTCGCGAATGCTGGTGGCGAGTGGCATGCAGCTGCCGTAGCTGTCGCGTAGGCGCGGGATCCGCACCGACTCGGTGCGGATGGTGCGCTCGACGTTCATCACTGGACTTTCACCAGTTCGCGGGTGTCCCATTCGATGTCCCCGGCGACGTGCAGCGGACCCGGCTCGACCGGCTCCCGGTCGGGCAGCCCGGCGGCCTCGATCTCCAGAGGCCGGAGCGGCCAGCCGTGCTGCACGGCCAGCTCGTACCGTACGGGGGGCGCCTCGATCTCCAGGGGGGCGGACGTGGCGATGCGGGGCTGGTGCTGGGCGGACTCGCTCATGCGCATGGCGACGACGTACGCCCAGTCGCGGCGATCCGCCTCGGGGATGCTCTCTGGGCGGTGGCGACCGCCGGTCGGGGCCGGTGAGGCCCAGGTCTGCCCGTCCCAGGGGTTCCAGGCGTCGGTGCGCAGGTAGCGGTTGGCGGCGTAGAGGGCGGCGGCGAAGGCCACGACGAACGCCAGGGCCACGGGCAGGGGTATTACAACCGGGTTGAGCATCTTCGGTCCCTTCTCGGTGGTCGTGAACGTCTCCAGCATGCATCGCCCGCCGCCCTCTGTCAACCATGGCACTACAGAGCACGTCAGCGAGGGTGCAGGGCATGGCCCGAGCAAGGTCAGTCCTGTAGGCTGGTGGTAGACGAACGCCCGGCAACATAGGTGAGGAACAGATATGCCTAGTTACAAGACGATGTGGCAGGAGGCGAGCCAGGAGATCGAGCGGCTGAAGGGCGAAGTCCAGCGGCTGCGCACCGCCCTCGCCGCCAGCCCCGACGACAACCTTCGCGAGCTGGAGCGGACCCGGCAGATCGTGGACCTGGCCGGTATCGCCCGGCACATGCGCGTCGAGCGGTTCACTCCGCAGCAGTGGAAGCAGCGCGGGCACCTGCCCGAGGTCGACTTCCCGGAGATCAAGGAACCGCTCTGGTACGCCTCGACGATCCGCGAGCACTTCGCCGAGCGCACGCAGCGGGTCTGGTACGACCACCCCGAGTCGGAGCTGTCCCCCGCAGCCTGACGGGTGTAGAAATAGACCGACCCCCCGGGCCAGCCAGCCCGAGGGGTCAAAGAGCGATTTCGCGGTCGCACCATCGCACCCTGGAGTCTACCGAGGCCATACAGGCACGGCAACTCCCGAGGGTGCCCTATCTGAAAAGGGTCACCTTGTCGTTCGAGACCTTGATCTGGGTTCGCACCCAGAAGGCCGGTAGCTCCAGCGCCCGCTCCGTGCTTCGCGTCCTCGCCGACCACGCCGGGCAGGACCACTCCTGCTACCTGCGGACACGGCTGATCGCCGCCGAGACCGAGCTGAGCGAAAGCACTATTCGTGACGCGCTCGCCCGGCTAATCGAGCAGGGCCTGATCCGGGTGTACGAACGCCACCACGCCAGCGGTGCCCGGAAGTCGAACCGGTACCAGCTCCTAATCGACGGTGCCGAGACGCCCGAGCCGGACGCCGAAGACTGGGCGGACGTCCGCCGGATGCCGGAGGGTACCCACCGGGAGCCGGAGGGGGGGGCGCCGGGAGCCGGAGGGGGGACCCGCCGGGAGCCGGAGGGCTTTCCTACTACAGAAGCATCTAGTTCTGAAGCAACTCCAGTTAAGGGCGCCGCTACGCAGCGAGCGACGAGGATTCCCGACAACTATCAGCCGACCGAAGAGATGCGGGCCTGGTTCGTCGCTGAGCAGTTGGGGGCCGTAATTGACGGCCGGATCGAGCACGACAAGTTCGTGGACTACTGGCTGGGCTGCCCCGGCGTGAAGGGCCGGAAGGTGGACTGGCCCGCGACGTGGCGCAACTGGATGCGCACGGCGGCCGAGCGGGCGCCCCGGCGTCCCGGTAACGGCCTGGTGCCGACGTCCGGTGCGCCGTACCGGCCGAGCACGACCGACGCCCGGATCAGTCAGGGGATGGCCTTGGCTGCCAAGTACGAGGAGCAGGGACTGTGAATCTTTCCGAGACTGCCCGGCTGTTGTCCGCGATGAGCGCCTACGACCGCCGGACCATCGGCGACGGCGACGTGATCGCCTGGCAGGCCGTCCTCCCCGATGCGGCTTTTGAGGATTGCCTGGAGGCCGTGAAGCAGCACTACGCCGAAGAGACCGACTGGATGATGCCCGCGCACGTCCGGCGCGCGGTCCGGGACATCGAGCGGGCGCGGCTGGTGTCGCCGTGGGCGCCCGGCCAGCACGGCATCCCGCGAGACGAGGCTGTGCCCGAGGTGACCACCGGTGCGCGGCTGGCTCTGAGCGATCTCCCGGCGGCCGTGGCCGAGCTGGTGGCCCGCGTACGGGCCGACCTGCCGGAGGGCTCCAGGGAGGCGCTGATGCCCCGGACGGTGGCCTGGGAGCGGGAGCACGCCGCATACCTGCGGACGCAGAGCGCCGAGCCGAACCCGCTGTACCGGCCGAGCGCGGCCGAACCGCCCGCCGAGGTCCGGCCGATGTGCCCCATCGTCAACGGCCCCTGCCCGGGTAACGCCCAGGGCGCGCTCTGCCTGAGTCCGTGCTCCCTCTCTTGACAGCTAGCGCAACTCGTGTATGCTGTGCGTAGACAGTCAACCGAGGGAGCACGCAGATGCCGAAACACGATTCCCTGGCCGCAGCCCTGGCCGCGTTCCAAGCCGAGCTGCCGAAGCTCCGCAAAGACGAGACCGCCAAGGTCACCGGGGAGAGTAAGAGCGGCGCCAAGATCAGCTACTCGTACGGCTACGCCGGTCTGGACGCGGTGGTCGAGGCCGTCCTGCCCGCGCTCGGCAAGCACGGCCTGTCCATCACCTCCAAGAGCGTCATCGACGCCAGCGGCGGCTTCATGCTGGAGGTGGCGCTGCTGCACGAGGGCGGCGACCGGGAGATCGGCTACTGGCCACTGCCTGACCCCCGCCGGGCCGGGCCGCAGGACATCGGCTCGTCGTACACCTACGGCCGCCGGTACCTGACCCTGGCTCTGACCGGCACCTTCCCGGGCGGGGAGGACGACGACGGTCAGAAGGCGCAGCAGTCGGCCCGCGATCGCTGGGAGGACGCCCGGCCCCGTACGGAGCAGGCGTTCGACCAGCACCGCCGGGGCGTCAACGCCGACGAGCCGCACGAGCCGCAGGAGCCGCCCAAGCCGCCGAAGACCTCCTGGACCGACGCCGAGGTGTTCGGCTACCAGGCGAAGATGGTCACGGCCGAGCTGGACAAGACCGTCAAGGCGTACGACTGGATGGCCGGTAAGGACCTGCACAACCGCAAGGTCGGCAACCCGGCGGACGAGACCGAGCCGCAGCGCACCGCGACGGAGATCATGGCCTCGCGGCTGGGCGATGAGGCGCTGACCCCCGACAGCACGGTCACCGGGATCGACAGCCTGAAGACCATCGCCGAGGCCCGGGGGCTGCTGAAGCTCCAGGTGTCCGAGACGGAGACCCTGGACCAGGTGCTGTACGAGGCCCGGGAGCTGGCCGTACACGCGGAGGTCGCGGCGGCGAAGGCCGACACGCCCGATCCGAAGGCTGAGTGATGCAGGCCAGCACCGCGCTGGTGCTGGCGTTCCGGCAGGCCGGGTTCACCCTGGTCCGCCGGAACGGGCACCTGATCTGGCGCTGCCCCTGCGGACACACCCAGCTCACATCCCCGGCCACGCCCGGCAAGGGCCGGTCGGTGGACAACTGCAAAGGCGACATCGCCCGCACGCTGCGGGTGTGCCGCCAGCCGACCAGGGAGTGCGCGTGACGTCCGAGAAGCAGGGTCCGCTGAAGCGCCTCGCCAAGGCGCTGGGCCTGGGCAAGACCACCGGCGGCAACCGCATCCCGTACGAGGGCTGCTGGGCCTGCTCGCTGGGCCACCACGGCATGCAGCACGACAACGCCTGCACCTGTTGCAGGAACAACCACACACGCTGAGGAGCAGGCATGACCGACAAGACCCCCGGATGGATCGGTCCACGCGACCCCCAGGAGCCCAACCTGAACGTCGGCTACGCGGACGGCAGCGTGGCCAACTGCACCACCCACAACATGGGCGACTGCCCGTACCACACGTCGCCGGTGACCGAGCAGGCCCTGACCGACGCGGAGAAGCTGGCCGCGCTGGAGACGTACCTGAAGGTGCTGAAGCCCACCGCCGAGACGCTGCGGGCTGCCGTCACCGCCGACATGGGCAAGCGGCACGTGGAGCGCGTCGGCGCGTTCCTGCCGGACGGCACCAAGCTGGCCGCCGTGGGCCACTCCAACGGCCGCAAGAGCGTCAAGGTCACCGACGAGGCCGCCGCGCTGGCGTGGGCCGAGAAGAACTACCCGGACGAGGTGCAGACCGTACGGGCCATCCGGCCCGCGTTCCTGAAGAAGCTCCTCGACGTGGCCGCTTCGTTGCCCGTCGGCAGTGAGGGCCTGGACCCGGCCACCGGCCAGGTACTGCCCTTCATCGAGGTGTTGCAGGGCAGCCCGTACGTCACGGTCACCACCACCAAGGAAGGCGTCGAGCGCATGGCGTCCCTGGCCAACGGGTTCGTCGCGATGCTGGAGGCGGCGCGATGACGGACCGCGACTGGGAGGCGGCAGCGGCGGCCCGGCTTCAGCGCACCATCGACCATCTGGTCTCGGGGATGCGGGCCACGGCCGACCAGATCGAGCGGGAATCCGCCCACAACATCAAGGCGGCGGCCGAGGGCTCCAGCCAGTACGCCTCGTACGCGCGGGCGGCGGGCCAGGCCATCCACGAGATGCACTCGATGGTCGTCAACGCCAACGCCTCGAACATCGTCGACGCCGCGTACGACGCGGACGCCGCACGGCAGGAGAAGCAGGCCAAGGTGGCGAACGAGGCCTACGACGTGGCGGCGGCGAAGAGCACCGCCCTGGCGGCCGTGCTGGGCACCCTGGACGGCTGGATCGAGGGGCAGCGGGCGAACCATGACGCGCTGGACCACCGGGCCGAGCCCGTCGGCGAGGAGTGCTGGCGCCGGTTCGCCCCGGCCGACATCCGCAACATGGTCAACGATGCCGCCCGCGAGGTGGGCGTGCACGAGTTCACCCTCCCGAAGAAGGGCCGGGAGACCGAGGTCTAGCCACGCACCATCCCCGCAATCATTTGGAGGAAGCATGAGGAAGATTCTGCTGATCGGCGTCGCCGTCGTCGCGCTGGTCGCGACCACGGCTGGCGGCTGCGGCAGCAAGGACAAGGGCGACAAGTTCACCCGGGACTGCACGGCGCGGGGCGGCCACGTCTCCACCCACCGGGAGGGCCACAAGGTCACCCGGGTCTGCCTGCCGCCGCCGACCGGCTGGTGATCATGATCTAGCGGAGTCCGGTGGGGCCGCTCCAACTGCGGCGGCCCGCCGGTTTGCGGCCCGGCCCGGCGGGTTCCGCGCACCGGGGTTCGGCCCTGTAGCTCAGCGGTAAGAGCGCACCCCGCTCAGGGGTCAGCCGGACGAGGAGCCGGTAAGAAGGCCGCAGGTTCGAGTCCTGCCAGGGCCACGCACCATCCCGCAATCGTTTTTGATCATGGAGGAGAAGCAATGAGGACTCGTATTGCGCTCGCGCTCGGCGCGGCAGTGCTCGCCCTGGCCGGAGGGGTCGCCTGCGGAGGCGGCGGCACCCCCCCCCCCCCCCCCCCCCCCCCCCCCCCCCCCCCCCCCCCCCCCCCCCCAACACCCCCCCCCCCCCCCCCCC